GATTCATCAGTCTGACACGCTCTATCTATAATCAACTTCTTACGCAGGCCGAAGCAGAACATCTCGTGCTAGAGCATATCAGTTTTCAACAATTCAAAGAAGAAATGGAGAATCAGCAATGAACCTTATCCAACTTGCAACTGTTGTGGTCTTTTGTAGTCTTGCGGGTTTCCTTGCCTGGAACGGAAACGTGTTTCTTGCCTTCATGGCTATCTTCATCAGCGCATTTGCCGTTGACACCCGGAATCCTAATCGCACAGAAGGCGGCGAATAATGATTATGCGCGGTACTGATATTGCTTTCGATCATCGCGGCAATGATGTAAAGGCTCCGGTCTTTTGGATTGACGGTTGCGACACTTTTTGTCATGGCGTAGAAAGCCTAGAAACTACCGTGACCGACGCTGCACCATCTGGACCTGTAGTGGTAATGTCAGACGATTACTGGAATCTCGTTTCTGGTTATGCTCACGGGTGCAAGAAAGCAATCACCCGCCGCAAGAAAGATTCCAACTCTATTGCCAAGGTCCTGTTTGGCGGCCCAGAAGGTTCTATTGTAGACGATATTTGTGGAACCGCTTGGGACATCCCGGTCTTCGACGATGCATTCACCCGGTGCGAAACTCTCGAAGAATGCCGAGACGCTGCAGAAGACTATGTCATGCGAGAAGTTGATTTTGAAAGCTTCCCTACGGCACACGAACTGATCTTCCGATTCCGTAGCAAACCTTGGAAGATTCTTGTCAATTTGGAATGGGAGCATGGCACTCTCAACCACGTAGATGCCGACCGAGCCTATCGTCACGAACTGAGCCCTCAGGAGAAGGGTTCTGTCGAGACACTGTGGGACATCTTTGGCGGTGATGAAGACAAAGATGGATTTCGGGTTCTGGATGAACGGGTAGGCGTTTTTCTCTGGGACAGTTATCCCGCCGGTGTGACCAACACAATCGCACACCGACTCAAGGAGAAGAAGTTCAGTCTTAGAGCCGTAACGTTTGGAAAACTTTTTTGAAAATAATTCACTCAGACTGTTTACACCTCTGATCGATTTGATAGTATCACCTTATCGAAACAAGCACAACCTACAAGGTGAATAACATGAACCGCGAATTCCAAATCGAACCGAACAAGACCTACGCCACCAAGGAAAATGCTCGCAAGGCAGTGGAAAAGGCCGGTTTTCAAGGATTCCGCCACTTCTTCATGGTTGCTTCTGAAGGTAAGAATCAAGGTCGTTGGTTCCCGGTCTTCGTTGGTATCGATGCGATGAATGAAGGTGTTCACTTTCACTTCAGCGTCGTGGCATAAGGAGTTTGGTGATGCGTAAACTTGCAAGTATCCAGCAAATCGCTGAAGTGGCGCCGATTGAAGGCGCTGATGCCATCGAGAGGGTTCGAGTTCAGGATTGGTGGTGCGTTTCTAAACGCGGAGAGTTCAAGGCTGGCGACCTGTGCGTCTATTTTGAAATTGACTCTCTGCTGCCGATGACTGAACAGTTTGCGTTTCTCGCTAATCGTGGCACTCGCAAGAGCGAACTCGAAGACGGTACTATCGTCGAAGGCTACCGCCTGAAGACCATCAAGCTGCGCGGGCAGCTGAGCCAAGGCCTTGCTCTGCCGATCAGTTCGTTTGGAGAAGCTTTGCGCAAGACCGAAACCAATCCAGATAAGTTAGTATGGGCTAAGCTACCGCGGCCTGAATCGCCAGGTGTAATTAAGCACACTGTCGTAGGAGTTGGTGATGATGTCACTTCCATTCTCGGCGTTCACAAGTACGAAAAGCCGATGAACGCTCAGTTGCGCGGTCTTGCTCGTGGGAACTTCCCAAGCTTTCTTCGCCGGAGCGATCAGGAACGCTGCCAAAATCTTCGCCCGGAAATCTGGGATGCCTATGAAGCCAACGACAAGTTCCAGGTCACTGTGAAACTGGATGGCTCTTCGATGACGGCGTTCTATGTCACCGATCAGGGAACGGAACGATTTGGTACTGAAGCTCGATTCGGGGTCTGTTCAAGAAATCTTGAGTTGAAAGAATCCGAAGACAATGCTTTCTGGAAGATGGCTCGCCAGATTGATCTCGAAGAAAAGCTGAAGAAGTTCTGCGAAGTGGAAAAGGTTGATTGTATTGCAGTCCAAGGAGAACTGCTCGCTCCGAACATTCAAGGCAATTTTGAAGGCGTAGATCGTCTGCGATTCTTTGTCTACAATATGTTTGATGGAGATTCTGGACAGTTCATCAGCCCTGTGACTTCGAAGAACATTTGTGATTCTCAACTTGGCCTTGATTATGTTCCTCTGGTCAAGTGGGACACGGGAATGGTCACCCTTCGTGAGCTCTTCCCGAATGCAACCCAGGATACGATTGTCCAAGAACTCCTGGACTATGCCGATGGTCCATCTGCTCTTGGTGGAGCCTATAGAGAAGGAATTGTTCTGAAGAGAACCGACGGCCAGTTTTCCTTCAAGGTAATATCGAACCGGTACTTGGTTCACGAGAAGTGATGATGGAAATACTGGCCGGCAAATTTCAAATAATTCCACATCCTTATACTTACCTACCAGCAAAGGCAATTAAGGAAAATGGTGTGGTTCGGTGGTTCGATGTTGACACGCATAAAGAATTGCCACCTTTCTTTGGTTATGGTGAAACTGCCCAAGTAAAGGTCAATGAATGGTATAAGTCTAAGAGGGATGAATGATGGAAATGTTTATTGGGTTGATTATGCTGTGTTCTGTCGTGTTGATGATCTATATTGCGATTGCAATCATCGCATTGATAATGTCTATTCATTTTTCTGGATACAAATACACAGGCAAAATTAAACTCTCATATAAGGTCTTTGCGAAATTGATGAGACTTGATCTAGTGATTCTCGCTGATTATAAAGGTGAGCAATATCTGAATTTCGCTGAAGGGAATAAAACTCAATATGCACGGTTTGTCTTCGAAAACATTTATAGGCATACGCCTAATCCAACCCCAAGCATTATACGTCTATTGACCATGAATTCTGATGGCACATTTGTAGAGGACAGTTGGTTGAAAACTTGGAGATACGTATGAAAAATTTGATGGCGGTTATAATTGCAGCATTTACTCTAGTTGCATGCGATGGGAGTTACAATAACGTTCAGGCAAAGGTAACACCTCCTGAACTTGCCGACTGTCATCTCATCGAATGGAATCCGACCGGTGTGCGAGAGCTTTACGTTGTTCGATGCCCCAACTCAACAACCACAACCAATTGGACGGCCGGCAAGCATTCTAACCAACACAACACCACAGTCGTAATTGACGGTCAAACATATCAGAAGGTCGAAAATCCATGACTCTGATCTGCCTATTGTTAGTTGTGATTGTCGGAGTTTGGTACACCAAGCACCTATGGTGGTTTTCTCATACAGGAAAACTAAAACCTCAGACCAAACTCTTCAGTTTCTATAGTGGCTCATTCTTTGTCAATTATTCTCGGAAGAGGATTCGATATCAGAATCTTCACTTTGACTATGAATGGCAGCAATATGAGGAAGTTAAGTCTATTGGGTTTGGTCCTCCTTTCAAAGGTGTCAAACTTTTCGGTATAGAGAATTGGTACTATGATGGAAATAGAGCTAAAATTCTCTATGTGTTTGGGTTCAGGTTGTCTTACAGCGATTACTCGATATGGGAAAGAGAAAATGGTGGCATTAATGAATGACGATGAAGACCTGTTTGATCTGACTGATCCTATTTTAGAGTTTAGAGGCCATACTCGCTGGCTTTCTAATTTCCAAACATGTTCTGTCGAATTTGAAGGTGAAATATATCCTTCAACTGAACATGCATATATGGCCGCAAAAACTACTAATCCGTTGATCAGGAGCCATATCAAGTCCTTGAAGACAGCTCGCGAAGCTAAAGCATTCGGTCGTATCATGCCACTCCGCGATAACTGGGAAGATATGAAGTTCAATATCATGCTGGAAATCAATCGAAGGAAATACTTCGACAATCCAGCACTCGGAAAAATGCTACTAGATACCGGCGATGCTTATCTTGAAGAGGGTAATTCTTGGAATGATCGATATTGGGGAGTATGCCCAGTTGGTAGTGGCAAAGGGCAGAATAATCTTGGAAAGATCATCATGATAATTAGAGATGAACTGAAAATGAGCCAAGTGATGACTGAGAATGGAGAAAAACATGTTTGATATGACGAAGAACCCATGGTTTGTTATTGTGAATAACAAACAAGAGTTTGACGCGTTTCAGCAACTTGCTTTTGATAGTGGAGTTCGCTGGCAAGGCGACGGTCAGAGATTAATAAAAGGACCAAGCGTTTATCCAACTATAATTGCGACTAGTAGTCTAGATCGGAGAGCAATGTGTTTTAACATGAGCACGTGCGACATTGGCGAAAGACAAGGCTCTAGCTCACTTCCTGATCGTCAGGCTCATATCATCAGAGAGCGGTATTTGACAGACCAGCCTAAGACTCTGTCGAAACTGTCTGAAGAGTTTGGAGTGTCTCACCAGAGAATCGATCAAATAGAAAAGGCTGGAATCAAAAAGATGAAGGACTTTGTAGGAGACTATGTCCATGAATATGCGTGACTTCGATTGCTCTCTTCCGACCCTAAAAGAGTGTCGGACAGTGGCCGCCGCCAAGCCTGAATTTCGAGAATTTGATCGTGGAGAATTCATCGTGTTCGACTACATGATCTCGAACGACTCGACCTTCGATTCTCTCGTTGCCCTGAACATGCGTGGGATTGCCTTCGACAAGGAAACTGACAAGGTAGTGTCTGTCCCATTCCATAAGTTCTTCAACCTGGGAGAACGAGAGGAGACTCAACCGCACAAAGTAGACTTGACAAAGGAACACGTGATTCTAGAGAAGTTAGACGGCTCGTTAATTCGTACTATTGCCTTACCTAACGGGCAATACCGGCTTGGCACTCGAGCTGGGATCACTGACATTTCGATGATGGCAGAAGAGTTTGTTGCCTCCCGGCCGAACTATGACGCTTTCATCCGAGAAAAAATGGCCTATGGTTGGACTCTCATGTTCGAATTCTGCTCACGCAAGAATCGTGTCGTGATCGACCACCCTGAAGACCGCCTTGTCCTGATTGGGGCTCGAGACGTGATCACTGGTTTTTACAAGCCGTATTCTGATCTGGTTAAGGGCGCAGAAATCTACGGGATCGAATGTGTGAAGGTTCATATTGCTTCTTCGGATTCCATCACTAAGGTGCACGAGAAGATCAAGGAACTGAAGGGCGAAGAAGGAGTCGTGATCCGATTCTATGACGGGCAAATGATCAAGATCAAGGCAGATGATTATGTGCTCAAGCATTCTGCTCTTGACGGACTACGTTCTGACCGACGAGTGCTGGAAATGGTCTTGGATTCCGCATATGACGACATTCTGCCTCTGCTGGACGAAGACATGTCAGATCGTCTGGTGCGCTATTCTAGCCATGTCAACTCTACATTGAATGGCATGAAAACGATGATTGGAATTTCCGCAGAAGACATCCGCAGAGAAAGACATACTCGGAAGGAACAAGCGCAGGAGATCTTCTCTTCCGATCGTCTGAAACCATTTGCGCCATTCATCTTCCAGATCCTGGATGACAGGGAACTTAATTTGGTCGAACACTTGAAAAATGCTGGCCGAAAGAATATGATAGAAGACGCCAAGAAGTTTGGCATCTGTGCGTGGAGTGATTTCGAATGAAGCAGTATTTTCTGGTAGACATTGATGGGACTGTGGCTAACCTGGACCATCGGGTTCATTGGGTGCAGTCGAAGCCTAAGAACTGGAAGGCCTTTAATGCCGGCATTCCATTTGACAAACCGATCGAGCAGGTGATCGATGTTGTTCATCGCTTGAGTGAATCTGGTCTTAGCCCTGTGTTTTGCTCGGGCAGGTCTGATGATACATTCACAGAGACTCGGAAGTGGATCGATACAGTGGCCATGATGCCATGGGCACCAATCTACATGCGAAAGGCCGGAGACTTCCGGGCGGATGACATCGTCAAGGAAGAGATTCTGGACAAGATCATCGAGGAATTAGGATGTAAGCCTCTGTTTGTGTTTTATGGTCGTCCTACTGTTATCAGCATGTGGCGTAGGCGCGGAGTTTTCGTGTTTGATGTAGATCAAGGGAGATGGTAAAATGATCACTGTCACCTTCATTGCTGGACTCCCTGGCGCAGGCAAGACTACCATGCGAGCTTTGACTGTGTCTCGTTTCAAGGATGCTCGAATCTTGTCCACTGATGACTTTATTGAGGTCAAGGCAGAGTTTCAGGGCGTATCCTACAACACGATCTTCAAGGACACGATAAAAGAAGCCGAGAAGGTCATGAACGCCCAAGCCCAGAAGTTTATGGAAGGTGGCAATGACATTATCGTCGACCGTACTTTGTTGACTCCTAAGTCTAGGGCATCGATGATCTCGAAACTCAAAAACATCGCTCACCCGCTAGGTATTGAACTCCAGTTCGAGATCTTTTTCTTGGACACCGAAACCAGTGTCGTGTGAAGGAGAAACGAAGAGCGCAAAGCAAATGGGTGTTCTTTGCCTGACCATATTCTTGATTCGATGATCGAGACTAAGGTTTTGCCCGGTGCCGCAGAAGAATTCCGTGACATCTATATCCTGAAGATGGGAGATGCTGGGGGTGGTAGAATCCATGGAGCATATCATGTGTTCAATGTTTTCAAGTAACGTATTTTGTCGGATAACCAACCAAACAACAGAGTAACGGAGAAACAAAATGGCAAAATTCACTATCGTTGCTCGTACAGAGATTATTGATGATGTTGCCTACATTATTCATGATATGACTCAGGACGAACTCACGGCAACCCATAAGATTCGAGTTGGATGCCAAGAGATTGCTGAAGCTCGGGCTTCCGTCTTCAAACGCCAACGCCAGCACGGCTGCACTGAAGCATATCGGTTCTAAGGGCGTTCCCAACCACTTTGTTCGATTTGCATGACCGATTTCGAGATCGACACAAGGAGAGTTCAGTTTGGATTCTCTTTCCAGGGTCTTATTGACTATTGGGATAAGGACATGAACATTCGTCATGAGTGTTCGGTAGTCTCTGGTAGAATCAATCAGACTTATGGTTGGTCCGACCCTGAACTACTGGTGGAATTTCCTGGCGGTTGGAGTCAATGGTATTGCCATTTGGATACCAGAATCGGTGTGGTGCAAGAAGATTATTGACCGGATCACCCAGGTTGAACGTAGTAGATTCTTATATAGATATATGTTCACTGGTAGTCATTGTTCACTTGGGGTGAACAAGCAATAAAAGTGAAAATAGTTGTTTACAACCACAACGGTTGTGTTAGTATAGTTTCATCAAAGCTGGATACGGCTTACGCTCTTTAAAATGAAAAGATTCTTTGTTCTCTCGATGTTTGAGAGACCACAAGCAATGGTTCATAAGGCCATTATACCCTTTTCGAGACTTGGTATCTCGGTGAACCATTGCTTGTGGTAGGACAGTTGGCTTAGAAGCAGCCATCTGCTAAGGAGTGGGACAAAGGCAGTTCGCTAGTGCGTACCATGTAGGAAGGGCATCCGATTAGCATGGGAAAGTTCAATAGGTTACGAGAGAAGTACACCCTCTACGTCGAAAGACTCGTAACACGGCAAAGCAGAGACCGCTAATCTGCTGAAGCAATGGGATGGCTTCCCTGAGAACGAACCGCGAACTGAGCCACTTGGTAAAGTGCGTAGACACCCCGGAGACGGTAAGGTCGAAGCTCCCTTTGGCGTAGTAGCACACCTTCCACAGTGTGAGTGTACCTTGGACAGTCGATTCTGTCTGTGAGCGTGAGACGAACTGGGGTATGAAAATAATCTAGCACGCAAGTGACCACAAACACACGTCCGCTCTGGCGACGATAAAGGCCAGACACTACAAGCAAGCATCATGGTGTTGGAATAACGACACAAAACAGCAGCAAGATCCATTCAGTATCTGCTGCCATGATGTTTGACTTGTGGTGAATGCGCAGGCTGATGCGCTCACGGGGAAGTCGGATAACCCAGCATAGCCTCCGACTAATGGCTGGTAGGCATACCAGCATGAGATTGGCATCGAGCCGGAAATCAGTACCGGCCACCACAACCTTTTGATATGAGTGTTTCGACATGACTTATCGTACATAGAACTCTTACAACCTTAAGTAAGAGCATTGGACAAACCTGGGTCCGCCAGGTTCTTGGCAATCCGAGATGCAGTCATTCTAGAACCTGACTGCAAGACGATTGGATGGAAGGAAAACCGGGGTCATGACCGGGAGAACGACCATCAAGAAACCAGATGCAGTAGCGACTGCGAAAACAGTGCTCTTACTTAAGGTCTTAAATGAGATCAACTCCTTGTAGCTCAGTCGAATAGAGCAACAGCCTTCTAAGCTGTGGGTCGCTGGTTTGAGTCCAGCCAGGGAGGCCATATTTGCCAAACCGCTTGGTAGGCGGCTAACCGGGCCCTAAAACGGTGGGCAATAGTTCTATTTGGTCCTTGGTAGCTCAGTTGGTAGAGCGCTTGCTTTGGGAGCAAAATGTCGGCGGTTCGATCCCGTCTACTCCGACCAGTTTCAGGCGGATATGATGTTCAACGGTTAGCATGTAGTCCTTCCAAGTCGATAGTCTCGGTTCGAATCCGAGTGTCCGCACCATATGTGCAGTCTTACGATTGCAAGCACCTCAGAGTCAAGTGAGGTAGTACGCCGGAGAATGAAGCCAGCCTCAGTATCCTTAGACGGTTCCCCTCTATGGAATATGCTTGGAAGCCCAAGTGGCAGTAAATGGACCCGGAAACTTGTTCGCCCGTGATAACAAGTCTAAAACATGGGCACCGAATACCGAGGCGTAGCTTAGTTGGTTAAAGCGCCTGCCTGTCACGTAGGAGAGCGACGGTTCAAGACCGTTCAGGGACGCCAAATACGCCCCGATTGGCTGAGTGGTTGAAGGCACCGGTTTTGTAATCCGGTTCGAAAGACATCGCAGGTTCGAATCCTGCGTCGGGCACCATATGAAGGTGGAAGACGTCCCACTAAAGTCCTCGGCGTTTAGATAACTCCTCTCTCCAGTGATCTTGACGATGCGTCCTACACGGGGCACTAATTCTATAAAGGCGTTTACAAGCTCCAGAACTTGGTTAAGATGCAACCATACCAACTAATCAAGGTACTTGGAAATGGCAAAGGCAATCTTCTCCGCAGAATGCATCGGCTATGATGGCTACATGTACGCTATGCGTGAAGACGGTAAGATCTTCTACAAGAACTACTACTTTGACGAGTATGCAGGTCATCACAAGAAGACTGCATGGGCAGAAGAAACAAATCGAGAAGCGATAGAAGAAATCACTGAACTGGCCAGTAAAGCTAAGGATGGAGAGACACGAGCCATCCGCTGTTTCTCCACACAACTGCTTCTGAAAACACAAGGTCTCAAACTTCGACTGCCGAATTGAGACTAAAGAACCCCACTCCTCGTGGTTTAGAGGTGACTTGCTAGTAGAATATGCAACTAGATCGGTTTCGTGATGCCCCGAGAGTGCTCACATTGGGGCTTGGTAACCCCAACCGGACTTCGGTCCTGCTTCCATGCTGCCCGCCGGTATGGATTAAGACAAACCTTTCTGGGGTTCCCGGTGGGTTAGGGTGGGCCAATTTATCGAGCGTGTCCGGTTGCTACGATCTCTCAGTTAAAAGCTGTCGAATAGCGTAAAGGATAAGGGAAGCCAAACCTCCCGGGTAGCGCGCTCGGCCATCTTGCAAAACCAAAGAATCTTTTCACTCCAAGCAGTTTACATCTCCTGGCGGTTTGATACTATAGCCTTGTAGAAATTAACCGCCTGGAGTTCAAAATGCACGCATTCATCGTAATCTCAAAGCAAACCAACACCATGGTCTCCGCGTTCTCTTCACAGGAATCTGCACAGAAATGGATCGGTTCCTGCTAAGAGATTCATGATTTCTACATCAACCACGTCTTTGTTGAAATGTGAGGTGTAAAATGGATACTTGGGTTATGTTTTGCGGCATTACGATCTTCTTCTATGGAGTTGTTAATGCGCAGTTGTCTCGATCGGTTGGGTAATTCTTATTGCAGCTGGAAACAAACTGGAAGATTCGAATCTTAACTATTTCGGTGCTATGGTTGCTATGTCTGTCGGCGTCTGCGCTTTTGCTTACTCGAGGGTTATGTGATGAAGACTCAAGTTGTTGCTATGCTCGCTGCTGCCGCTCTTGCTGGATGTGCAAAAGGCCCTGAGCCTGAGTGCGATGAGATCGCCAATACTATCGTGAATCCTACTTTGTTCTGGGTTCAGGAGATTGTTCACGAACAGAAGTCTAAGGTTGACCCTCAGCATTGTTCGATGATCGTAAACGCGCTGTCGGCTTCCTATCCCGAAGACCCTGATGTCTATACGCAGAACCAATTCCAGATTGAGGCTGATTTCAAGCGCTTCTCTAATGGTGGCTATACTTATACCTATCACGTCGAAACTCTCGGTGTTCAGCAAGTCCAAGCTACGCCGCCGACAATGGAACAAGCACTGGCATCAGGTCGAGAATTTGAAAAAGACTTCGGTGAAGATGACATGTGTTTTGGTTTCAATGAGCAAGTTGTGAAGGGCCAAGAGATGGGTTCTGGTCAGTCGGAGTGCCGTATGACTCAGGCCGTCTTTCTTTACAACCAAGCAGGCGGAATCGCTAAATTCTATTGAGATGACCCGCAACACTTAACCAGTCTTATTCTAGTTTGACTGGACCGTGCACCAGGCGAAAAGTGGTTGTTGGAGAATGCTACCCTCCATCATACCTGGTTTTCTAGGAAGCCCGATCGCACAGTAGGTTAAGTGCCAGACTTGATTCTTGCTAGGAGTTTCTAGTCTGTTTTGGAGGGTTGGCAGAGCCCGGTTTAATGCAGCGGTCTTGAAAACCGCCGAAGGATGAAACCTTCCGTGAGTTCGAATCTCACACCCTCCGCCAAAATTTGGTTTTCCTGGGACCGGTGTTGTTACACCAGGAACGGAGGCCACTGCCGGTTCCGAATGATTCGCTACTGGGTAGGAATAAAGTGTGGCACCTTTTCGAGGAGCAAGAGATGGCAATTTTCGTGTTTGGTTCTAACGAGTCGGGTATTCACGGAGCTGGAGCATCCCTCTATGCCCGTAAAGTTCATGGAGCCAAACTCGGTCAGGGGTTTGGCCGGTCTGGAAACTCTTTCGCGATTCCCACCACGGACTGGAAAGTAGACACTCTGCCCATCCCGGTAATCGCGTTCTATGTCAAGCGTTTCTTTGACTACGCCTACTTCAACCCTGAAATCTTCCACCTCACCAAGATTGGCTGTGGCCTTGCTGGCCATAAAGAATCAGATATCGCACAGTTGTTTGTCAAGGCTCCACAGAACGTGAAGCTTATTGACGAACAGCAAAATGTCATCTGCCTTGCGAGTGAATGGTATGGTAATTCCCTTTAAGTCTGAAATACACCAACGGATGATCGCGCTTCAAGCAGTCCCTTCTCTCACTGTCAGAGAAGCCATGTTCAGCAACTCACTGGGGCTTTGGTACGCAGATCAACTCCCCAAAGACCGTATTTCTCAACTCACAGGAATCAAAGCAAAATGAAAGTTTATATCGGTCCGTACAAGGACAAAGGCCAGTGGTTTGGTTTACTCGACGCACTTGGATTTCCTCGCTCATGGAATATCTTTCTTAAGCGATTCTGGGACAAGATGTCTGGAGAACGTCGAGTTATCATCAAAATCGATAAGTACGACAATTGGTCTCTTGATCACACCTTGGCGTTGATTATTCTGCCCGCGCTGAAAGACTTCAGACAGCATAAGCAAGGAGTCCCGGGAAATTTTGTGAAGGGCGAATCGAATGAAGACTTCGCCAAAGCAGAACAAGCGTGGAAAGCCACGGTCGATCTCATGATCTTTGCGTTCCAAAGTATTGTTGATGATGATAATGATTTCAACTTTGACACTGAAGAGGGTAGAACTGCTTACTACGAACATCAGGATAAGGTCCGCAAGGGTCTCGCCCTTTTCGGAAAGCATTTTCAAAATCTTTGGACCTGACAGTTTACTTTCTCTGAGATCATGATAGAATTCTAACTGCACATCAAACAAGGATTCTATCATGGCAAAGTACACGGTTCTCCTTCCTAACGGCACCAAGCGTTCTTTTTCTGATGCGGGTTCTGCTGTTGTCATGGCAATGGGCAATGTCACCAACAATGCCCTTCGCCAAAACTACGCCGATGCACTCAGAAGTGGTACTACAGTCAATGTTGATGGAATTACCATCATCCCAGAGAACGTTACACCTGGTGCAAAATCGGTGACTCGGGCTGAATCCAGTTCTAGTGACATCCTCAAGGGATTTGGTGCAATGTTCATCATGTTCTTTGGCTTCTATATCATGGGCCTTATTGCCAATATGTGAGATTCTGAAAATGGCCAATTTTATTGTTATTGGATTATGTGGAGCGCTGCTTGTGGTGGTGCTCTCTATGTGTGCAGCTGCGATAGGTAAGTATCGTCACATCTTGAAAATTCGTAGGATAAAGACTTCCGATATAATTGAACACGTGCTAGCTAGCGGCTATGACCCTCTGACTAGTCATATGTGCCTTGAAATTGGGCGTTATTTGGAAGCTCAATTCCCAAAAGTCAATGTGTTTCAGCTAGAAGAACACTATGCCATTGAACGGCACAAGACTAAGATCATGGGCGCGATTGCACCTTATAATACTTTAGGTGGGTATTTGCTTTTTCCAACAAGTGCAGCATTGACAAAGAGAGTATGATCGCGGCAAAGATGAAGTTTATCGCAGAGTTGAAAGCAAAAGGAGAGTGACATGGCTGAACTAATCGAAATGACCGAAAAAGAGCAAGAGTATCTCTGGCGAGATGAAGAAAATGAACATTTCATCTTGGAAGACGATAGTGGCGGGTGGGATGATCAAGGCAAGTACCAGTATGCTTACCCAGTTTACAAACGAAAGTCTGATGGTAAATTCTTTCAGATGTCAGTGTGTTGCAGCGGGTCATATCATACCGATTATGATTACTCGTTTATGGGCGCCCTAGAGGAAGTCGTAAGAAAAGAGGTAACGATTGTCGAATGGGTAATCGCATGACCTAAAAACAAAGTTGCTACCTAAGCCCGTTAATTCGGGTTTTAGGGGGAACAGCGAGGGAGAATGGGCGTCGATTGATCACCGGCAAGCCGATATGGACAGATAAAGCTTCGTTGTTCGCCTGCCAAGGATGGTGGGGGTGTTATGGACATTCGGAATAGGCTAGGCAGTCGTTCCCGTCGATGATGAGGCGGGTTTATCAAGCGGACAAACTGCCGATGCATAAGGAAAGCAAACATCGGGGTAGGAGAACGCCTACCTTCAGGGCCCGGGTAAGTGCAGGAATCTAATAGCAGGCCGCCGGGCCTTTTCGCCTGTAAATAGGTTCTTTGATCTACAGAGAAGTCAGTATGGATGTCTTAGGTGATAAACTGTTCGTAAAGTCTTTGGATAGTTGGTTAGTCAAAAACGACAAGCATCTGGAAAAGTGATCGAACGTGGAGCAAAGAAACTCCCGCAAATGTTCACCACCGTTAAGACAAAACTCTATAGAGGCATGATCGTGGACTCTGACTTTATGGATAAGGCGTCCAAAGGACAAGGCATCACTCTCAAGGGATTCTCATCCTGGTCAAAGTCTAAAGATGTAGCTATGGCATTTCTCAGAGATCCCAAGTACAAGACCACTTCGAAGTCTGGCACTAAGGTTCTTATTGAGATCACAAATCCTCAGCAAACTTCTGTCGTGCTGGACATCAACTCCTTGCTACTCTACACCGGATTTGAACTCATCTCCTCTGGTAATCTAGATCCTCTGTCTATGGATTCTGCCATCAAAGAAGAAGAGGTGATCATGAAAGACGTGGTAGTCAGGAAGGCAATGGTCAAAATGGTCAAGTGAACCATTACATCCTTCAATGTTAAATAAAGACGATTGAGCAATGGAGACAGAAATGTCAATCAATCGTAGAAACTATACTGCGAATCTCAACTTCGATAAGATCAGCAACTGGAACCACAAAGGTCGCCCCACTTCCTGAATGGCCTCAGTGCTCTTTTTCCACCTGGTGAAAGATTCTTCATCGATGCTGTTATGAGATTCAGGAATGACCTGAAATCCAATCCTGATCTTCTTGCTGATGCTCTTGGGTTTGTTGGCCAAGAAGTTGCCCATGGTCGGATGCATGACCAATATGACTAAGCTTTGGCTCTTGCAGGTTATCCTTCGGAGTTCATCGAAAAGACTGTCGAAATCGCTCTCAAATATCTCCAGAAGAACCTGAGTCCCAAGATGCAACTGGCTCTGACCCTTGCTGCTGAACACTACACTGCGACTATGGCTAATTATTTGTTGGAGTCTGGTTGGATCACCAAGTCGGAACCCAGCTATGCTTGGCTTTGGAGAGTTCATGCCGTAGAGGAGATCGAGCACCGAGCCGTCACCTTTGACGTCTATGAATACATTGGAGACTATAAGACCAGAATGATCGCCTATTTTCTGGCATCTCTGATTGTGTTCATGAGTGTTCAGATTCTCTACATAATGAAGGACAAGAGCGCGTCAATCATTGATACGGCTGAATGGATTGAATTCGGAAAGTTTATTGGAAGTCTTATGATCAGCATTGGGCCGGAATTGATTAAATTCGTTCATCCGTTCTATCATCCCGATTTGATGAACGTCACCGACAAGTTTGATCCGACTAGGAAGATGCTTGGTTTCTCTGACTAACACGAGGACATCGTTATGATTATGCGCCTGAAACTGTTCTGCTTTGGTATCTGTGTTGCTTTCATAGGTGTGTTTCGACCGAAGGCAGTGCTGGACCTAATTCAGGCCTATGACGAAGTCAAGACCCTTCGAGAGTTCAAGGGGAAGGTGATCAAGGCTCTTGGCATCGACACCATCGAGAAGTTCCAATAAGTTTCACCCTAACTGTTTACAACACCATGATCCTGTGATATAGTTCATCTCATAGCTAACCAATAAAGGTCTATGAGATGAACGATACAATCCAAGCTCAATTCCTCCGCGAATTCAAAGAACTGCTCGCCAAGTACAAGGCTGACTTTATCATGGAGTCTAATGCCAAGTGCTTGGGCGCTGAAATCCCGGTGATTCAATTCAAAGGCGAAAAGTCCATGAAACTTCCTAAGTTCATCTACTCTGAGGCCTGTTATGCCAGTTTCAAAACAGAAAATCGAAGAATGCCTTAAACTCGTGAACGCAGGAGAGTACCTATCCATTACGCTAGCAGACTCTCGGAAAATCTCAAAGGAAGACCGGGTCATGATTGGCCATCTTCAGTTTTTCCGTGGTCTTATTCATCTGTTCCTCGATGAGATCGATCTTCGAGGTTATCCTCAGGTTGAGCGAGACTATGTGTGCAGTATCCTTACCGCTATCGAGTTCCGGCTCCAGCAAATCTGGGGGTTTCCTATGGACACCCGCTTTATCAAGTTCTGGAACACGCCGGGTTGTACGTGCCCAGCATATGACAATGAAGACCGATACGGCACGAATTACTCAATAGTCAACGTTGGTTGCACTTTACACAAGAATCTGATTGAGATTCAAAACGAACTGTTTACAAAGATCTCGAAACTTGATAAGATGCATTCGAAGTAAAGGATAAACTTGATATGGCTAAAGCGATTGCACACTTCTCTGCATATGATAATGCATTTCCAGAATACGCGCTTTGCGAGAATGGATACGTGTTCTTTCGCACCACATCATTTGACCAGGAACGCGGCCACTACAAGACCACGAAATGGACTCCGATGCCTCAAACATCTTACTACATGAACGGAACCTCGGCGCTCATACGGGCTGTGGTTCGTATGCAAGTCAAATCCGAACTGATCAATGACAGAAATTATTTGGTCATGTACGATAATCTGAAGTTGAAACTCCCCAACCTGTCCTAACCAAAGAGGTAACAAAAACATGACTAACCTGTCTAAAGCCGATCGCGCACTCATTCAAATGCTGAAGCACGGTTCCGTGACCACTCACTACCTGCTCAGTGAAATTGGCATGCGCAACCCGTACGCTCAAATGAAGGACCTGATCATCCAAGGCTACCCGATCAGTAACCGCGAAGTCCCCTCGGCGATTAGGCCGGGCGTGATGCAAAACGATTACAGCTTCCACACCTACTTTACCAACGGTGTCGAGCGTAGCAAGGTTCCCGCTCGAGTCACCAAGGTTGACCTGATCATGCTAGAACTGATCAAGGGCAAGAAGATCACCACCGCAGATCTTCGCGAACGCTTTGGCTGTGTCCGTCCTTGGGACTGCATGTCGAGCATCATTCGCAAAGGCTACCCGGTGGTCTCCACTCTGGTGGAATCGGAAACAAACTCTGACTACGTCCAACGCGAATACCGTTGGGCAATCTAATAGGAATATGACATCATGAATTTCGTGCAAATTGCTTTGATTGTTTTCGGCGTTATTGCTGCTCTCGTAGTGCTGACGGTAGGTCTGGCCATCGCATTCCGTCGAGTGGTTCCCCCAAAATGAAGTCCACTCCGTTCAGTCCACAAAGACCGCCATCTCGTACGGCCGTGGAATGGAACATGGAAACACCTACTACGCTTGGCCGTCGTGGGTTCCTAAGATTGGTGTCGTGACTACCGTCCTTCCGGTGTCGGTGTCCAGCATCAACCTGGATGGTTACGAAGCTTACGAAAAGAAGAAAAGCAATGACTAACATCATTTAAAAACTGCGAAGCGACAAGTATCATGTTCATGGTGGTTTTCGCTTCCATGGTGTCAATAAGCTTACTCACAAGAATTCTTACATCGATTGGGGCTTCAACAACATCCTTGATATCGAGATCGTGGAACGCTACTACTTCTGCCAGCCCAGAACAAAGTGGTGGATTACGCAGCTAAGTACCACATGAAGTTGAAGAATCTGGAACTGGATTTCGACAGATTGCAAATGTGCACCGAAAGCCGCGAGAGGATTGCCCGTAATGCTAGATGCTGGGCAATCCATCAGTCTTTTATCGAATCTCTCAATCAGATGAATTGATCAACACGTATTTTCACTGAAAAAGGATGTGTACAATTATTTGCAATTATTCTATAATACAAACATGCATTAATGCATATTTTAGGAATAAACTCATTATGAAAATTGTGGCTACGTGCAACAACATCCGCTTTGAGGCAGATACAAAAACTCAGATGACCAATGTCCATGATCGAGTATCTGGTGCTCTTGGTACGTTTTTTGTGGCTCTCAGCATTGATGAAATGCTGGAATATGCTAATTTACAACGTTATGGAAAGACTGTTGAATCACTGCCAATGATCTTTTCAAGACACGTCTTGCAGCGCACTGCTTAAACTGGAGTTATGTTATGTCTTCATCATTTTTTATTGCTCCGAATGATCCATTAGCGATCCAGGTAGTTGATGATATTCGTGGAATGTCACCAGACACGTTGATATCGCCACGTGGTGAGATCGTCTATTGGGCGGACGGAACTTCGTCAAAGGAAGTATATTCTGTTTGCTCACTTCCAAGTGGCTCAAGACAGTACGGTTACGAATGGGCTTATTTTCCTGCATCTCAGTGGCTAGCTGAATACGACGCCTGTCACTAATCGGAACCAACTCACAACCTGACTTCGGTCAGGTTTTTAATTCGTCAAACTTTTTGGAGCATTAACATGAAAGTAATTTTTAAGCTGGCGATTGATGAATCCGCCGTTGCCTTGCGTAAAAGTCTTTGTGCTGGCTAGATGAAAAGTGCTGACAAACCGGAAAGCGGGTCTTTCCGGTTTTTTATGGAGGCTGTTTATTGAATGGATTGTGATGGCAGGTTTTTAGTACCTGCTGCTGGTGAAACTTGTTCCACACTGTGCTTAGCCATAAAAAAACCGCCTGTATGAGGCGGTTCGGAGTAAGCAGTAATGCCTTACGGGAGACTAGCTGGATACTGGGGTTGGCGCTTAGTTGGCAGCTGGGCCACTCACACGCTCAATCGTCACGTTTCCAGTACCGCGAGAGGTAATGCCCAGTTTGGAAGCGGCACCGTAGGACAGGTCCAGAATACGGTTGGTATGGAATGGGCCACGATCGTTAACTTTAACAATCACGCTTTTGCCATTGTCCTGATTAGTGACTTTGATAAAACAGGCCAAAGGCAGAGAGCGATGGGCTGCAGTCATGGCGTTCATGTCAAAACGCTCGCCGTTGGCAGTTTTACGGCCATGAAACTGGCGACCATACCAGGAAGCGATACCAGACTGGTTAAAGCTACGGACGGCCTTGGTGGCTGCAGTGCTGATGCGATCCAGCATGCCATCGGCATTTGCCGTTGCAGCCGCATCGGTGCTGGCCAGAGCAACCACTTTCGTTGTTGCGTTAGCAGGCGCTGTGTTTTGTACGTCAGTCTGGTTATCCAGAAAACCTGAAACCAGAGAAACTGGTTCAGCAGGAGTGGCAAGCGGTTGGGATTGCACCAGCTCGGCATGAGAGGCTGTCGCTGCGGCCATAAACAGGGCCAGTACAGGCAGTTTCAAGTTTTGCATTGTGTTTGCTCCAACTGACTGTTCCACGCGTTTGAACAGTAAGAAAGTGAAAAAGGAACGTTGATAATCTGAAAGCAATGGTAAATAGCTGAACAGGGTATGTCCAAAAAAAAGCCAGTTTTTTCAAAAAAAGTGTTTTTTACGTTTTTTTGATCAAAAAATAAACTAATATGTTTCAATAGATTTCAAAAACTGTAATTTTAAGTGGTTTTGCTGAAATTTTATGCAGCCAGTGGTAACGAGCTGTATGAACTATCATGCTTCTGTGACACCAACCCCTCCGACCGTAGCGCCTCCGGCAAACTCTACTGGACTTTCACCATCCAAGTGCTCTACTGCGTTTACCTTAATCGTACTCATTCTCTGGTTCTCACTTCAAAGCTTCGAGGAATTTATTGAAGAGCGCTGTCCGCTCTGCTAGACCGATGTACCCGCCATTGATCAACTTAGTGCAACCCTTGACATCTTTCTTGTCTGCGTAAGTATTCAAGGATTTGCCAGTAGGATTGCCCTGGCCCCAATACCAAAGAGCAGAGATCAAAGCTTCGGGGTAGGACATGAGGATGTCTGGGTTCTTCAGTGCCGGAATGCCGGTGTCCTTTTCGAACTTGGCATAGTTGTTCTTGAAGGTCAATTGTTTGAGTCCCCTTCCACGATACAAAAAACCCATTCCACTGGCTTCTCCGCCATTACCATACCGATCGGCATAGACTTTGTTTGCGATGGCTCTAGGTTGTCTAGCGTATTTCAGTGCGATCGCATCCGTAGGGAATCTAGAAGGCCAGGTATTGCGCAACCCTTGCGCTGAGTAGTCCAGATTCTCGACAAAAATCCGAAATCCGCCGGATTCGTGGGCGCATTGAGCAAGGAACATGGCAACCCGTTCAGGCGTGTTCAACCCATACCTGGGACCGTATTCGGTGAAAGCCTCTACCAGTTTCTCTGGAGTGACCGCGTTTGGGCAAAGCGATTTGATCAACTCAACCGTTACTTTCTTCATCTTTCTGCTTCCTCAGCATCTCCGCCATTTCAGCGGGACTGGCATAGAAATTGTTCTGGGTGTTTGTCTGTTGCTTGACGGCCTGGCCCTTGCCTTCGCCTTCAGGGTTCTTGGCCTTGATGCGAGTGCTGTGGCTCTTGACCATGACTTCATTGACTTTGGTCAAACCCTTGACCAATTCACCCACGACTTGCCATGCACCAGGATGGTCAGAATTCTTGGCAAGTTCCATGGCTTCCTTGACTGCTTCTTCAGCAAGGATGTTGGCGGCGATCAAACGACGACGGACTTCTTGAAAGTCGTCATCCAGTTCTTTGACATCGTCATTTTGTATTGCAGGCACGTAAGAAACTGCAGGGGCGATTTCCTTTCTTCTGTAGCCTGATTCCTCTGCCGCATTACCTGGAATGTACTTACTCAGGTCCTTCATGAAAATAACTCTTCTATTGTCACTTTAGGATCCCAAGGATCCGTTTCCAAGATCTCCGAAACTGAGATACCGTCGATAAACGGCTCTACGGAGACTCTGGCATAATGAATTTCTGGGTTGTCGATATTATTTACGTCAACGATTGCCTTCTTGATCAGACTCTGAGACTGGATGGGGCCAAACAGGAATCCCTTCATCACAAACGACAGAGTCCAAATCATAAACCGGCCTTCCTCGACGTCAGAGTCATAGGAATCTTCCCGGGTCACGTTCTGAAACACGATAGGCACATCGAAACACAGATCCATATTTGTCATCGACTTCATAGAGATCGTGTAATCGGGTGCAAAACCCGGAAGAATTTGCTCTACAATCTGGAGCATGTCATCTTGGGTCTTCGTTGTAATGTACAGATTGAAGTAGAAGTCCCAAGGCATCGGGTTGAAAACAGTTGCAGCAGACAAAGCGCCCTTGACTGCAGAAACCCGGTTCAGTTTTGGCAGTTTCCGTTGAGGGTCATATGTGAGGTCGACCATCTCGAAAGCCATGCGAGGCAAAGTGATCGCGGGTTTTCTGGACAGGTTGTGGTCTGACATGATTCGAGTCAGCCACTTCTCCTTAGGAGAATAGGAAAGTGGACATGTGACACGGCCAACTTCAGTGTTCGTCCCGTTGTATCTCAGGACGTCAACATCACTGAACAAAGCACCAAACCCGATCGTGTATTTTCTGATCAGAGAATGGTAGAAATGGTTCTTGAATACACCCATGACAAACCCCTGTGAAAAAGAATGGAGACTTTGGTCTCCCTTGTATTTAGTTCACCAAATCAAACTTGATCTTTCGGGGTTGAGCCGGAAGATTTTTAGCGTTCTTATAGTTTGCAGCGAGCACGTTAAGAACCTGTACTAGTTGGGCAGGCAAGAACTTAGGAACGCCAAAGATGGCTATAAGGTGAGCAGTGACAAATGAAACGCCGACCACGATTTCCATGATTTGATTGATATCGATATTTACCATGACTTTTCTCCTAGGTAGTACTGGTATTTAATCCGTAGACTTTTTACGGAACAGGAGTTGACGCTTCTTGGACACTGGAGTTATCTTATTGTCCATAGCGCCACCGCCAATAGAGACTACGGGCGCAGCATCTTCATGAATGCTCTTGTTGAAGGACATAGCATGTCCGTTCATCTTGGAAACCGACAAAGCAGCATCCCACGGCAATCGGATGATCTTCTGCTTCCTGTTCCCCTTGTAGTGATTTGCTAGCCAACGATGATGTCCATCCAGAACATAGTTGTCCTTGGAGACTAGAATGGGCATGCTCATCCCAACATTGTTCATCGATTCTATCTTCTCAGGATTGAATTCGCTCTGAGTAGGCTTAAGAGAATCCGTAGGAACTTCGACTACTTCGTTTGGCACCGCATTGTCTGCCAGAAAGGACTTGACACCCGCCTTGTCCAGTTGAGGCATCTGTTCTCTAGGGATCATGAAGCACTCATGGCAATTCGGCGCAATGTGAAGGGTATTAGACATGTTCTTGCTCGCAATAGGTGGTGATCTTTTCCAGGAATGATTTATCATAATTCATGTTCTTCTCCAGTCTGCCCATATATTTCAAGACAGAATTGAGAAGAAGGTCCACATCTTCTGCCTTTTCGACATACTCTCGCAAAGCGACCAAATAGAAAGGACCAAAGACATTAGACAGGACAACGATATGGTTGACCAGCAGGCGGATGTTGCATTCACCCGACTTCTGGTACTTCAGAAGAATCCTATAAACAAACATGACTCTGAGTGCGTCTTCCATGAATTCGTCTTGCGAAAACAGACCACCTGGAATATCGTACCGTCGATACAGTTCTTCTATAGTTTTCTCTGAAAGCATATCTTGTCTCATCGCAGGATCAAATTTCCGGCTTTGTCGGATTTATGATAACACGCGTGGACTTCTTTTTGCTCTTGGTTGGAGTCTTCTCCTTTTGTTCTTTCTTGACAAAAGGAGAAGCTTCAGGGAGGAGTGTCTCTAAGAGACGGTCAAACGTTTTCATGTCATGCACTCATAAGTGAGGATGACTTATTTACGTCTCCATTTGGTACCAACGATGTGGATCAGTTGGCGCTTGCCATTTTGGTAGATAGCACAATGGGTGTTCATCCAGGAAGTAGGACCTGAACAGTAAGACAAGTCGAAACCCGTAGAAGTTCCGACTTGATAGCAACCACGCTCGATACCAGGAGTATGAGAATGACCGATCACCGTCTTATGTGGCAGACGAGAAAGGCCCTTGGCCGAACCGCGAGATCCATTAGGCCCCTTGTCTCCATGGAGAGAGACTTCAATGCCAGCAATAGTCAAAGATTCATCTGGTTCAAGAAACTCGATGGTCTTGTTTGTCTTGTTCTCTTTGAGATAATCTTTAGCAAACAAGACAAATGCATCTGGAACACGTGGGATCACCCCAGATGCATTATCTTCATCGATCTGTTGTATCATTAACGCCTTGAGTTTCGAGTGAATCCTGGCATTCGTAATGTCACGGCCAGATCGGTCTTCTTGTAACCAACGTGTAAGGTGTGAGTTGTGATTAGATCCAACAACTACTGACTTACTGTATTCCGGTGTCGTGTCAATCAAAAATTGTAGTGTTAAGACGAGTTCGCCTTTTAGTTTTGGATAGAAGTTTGCGGTGATGAACTGATCAAAGAACTTGCCTTCATTGTGATGCGAAATGCACTTGGAGTCGAACACATCATGACGAACCAGGATTTCAGGGCGAAGAGTTGGAACAATACCATCTCCGCAGAAGGTTCCATCCAAGACATTAATCGAATGTTCGACTGCGTGTTCGTCGCCTAGTACCAGAGCTTTAGTGCTTGCTTGCTCAGTATTACCATCGGGCTTATAGAGAACCCCAATGTCAATGAACGACCCATCTTCGTCTGCCACTAGATGCCGGATATGGACAAAACCAGATTCGTCTTGCTCTGCGACAACTGCACCGATGCTGTGGTGGAACTCTGCAATATAGCCAGCACGCGAGTCGGAGAAGTTCTTCTTGGTGACTGAACCAGTGGTGGTCAGCAGGATAGGTGAATCACCGCGCAGTCGAGGAAGAGACTTCAGTTGGATTTGGGCATGACCAACGATGGTGGTCTTGCCTTGAGTAACTGGATCCAGACCATTCAGAGGGCTCTGCATAGTCGGTTGAACTTTAAGATCGCCAAGAATTTTGAACTCTGGAAACTCAAGTTTGGTGTCAACCATGAAAGGAATCAAACGAGAATCCCAGGTGTTTGCCGTTGGGCGTTTATAAGCCGAAGGATTCGTGTATCGAACCGGAATCACGGCAAGTTGGGCATCACGTTTGGCGACATAGGACTTGAGAGATTCCAAAAATGCTGAGTCTACTTCAGAGTCGTTCTGGGCGCAGGTGATCACATAGACCGACTTTGCCATGAACTCTTCAGGCGAAGCGACAAACTTCCGATGAATCTCTTGATTCTTGGAGGCACGAGTCTCTTCAATAGGATAGGAACCATGTCTACCGCACGACTTGCACTTCACTTTCTGGAGTCTAGTGCCATCTGCTTTGACGGAGATTCCATTATTGCTGAAATCCGTAGACCCACACACTTTGCATTCAAAAGCCACTAATCATCTCCTTATTCATCGTCAAACACGAAACCAGTCTTTTGCTTTGGTACTTCAAGCTTTGTAGTGCTTTTCTGCTTAGACAAGGTTGGTGTTTCAGATTTAACCTCAACATCATACAACGACATTTTAGGTCTATTGACACCGACTAAAAACGAAAAGTCTGGATTGCCAAACCGGTTCTTCATGAACTTGACTCGCATCTGATTCATGGCTTCCATCTCAGGCGTAGAGATGAACCCAAAGATGGCATCAGCAGTCATTGCAGCGCCATACGAATCAGAAACTTCGGTTAATCCGTAATCAGTAACGCCGACGCCAGAGCGATTAGTTTGGGTTGGTGCGCAAACCACTGCATTGTGCTGCATACCAACACCCCGAATCTCTTCAGTGATCGCCTTGATGTAGGAATATGAGTTGCTATTATCCTTCATCCGATATGAAGCCATGAGATTCAGGTAGTCAATCATGATAACATCAGGTTCCATGTTCTTCTTGGTCTTCAGTTCCTGAAGAAGAAAGCGAAGATGATTAGCATGGAATGTGCCCGGAGAATACTCACGGATGATCAATTTGCCGTGAGACTTCTGTTTGATCTTGGTAATATGATTGTCGAAAGTAGACTTTGGCATATCGGTCAGGTTTTTCAACTCGGTGTTGAATAACTTGGCGTCTATGCGTTCACCGACTCGTTCTTCAGCCAACTCAAGTGTGACATAGAGAACATTATAGCCCGCAGTAAGCAGGAATGCCGCCCAGTCAGTCATGAACATAGACTTGCCGACGCCGGTCGGAGCAATTGGAATCAGCAAGGTTTTCCGCGGAAAACCTTGACCTCCACACGCTTTGTTGAGTGCATTAAGGGCGAAAGGAATCCTTTCTTCAGTTTGGTGATAGAAGTTGAATCGTTCTTCGGCATCTTCCAAATAGTCATGACCAACCTCGGAATCAAACGAGATATTCAGAGCGTCTTTGAGAATATCAGGAATCGCTTCACGAGTCAGCTTCTTGTTCTCACCATCAATGATAGACATCGATTCCATGATTGCAAGAAAGCATGACCGATCCTTGAAATACTTTTCGGTTCGATCGAGCAACCAATCTAGGTTTTGCTTGGAGATCTTCTCTGCGAGTTGAGGCGAATAGAGAGTAGCAACAGACTCCTTGGCCTCTTGGAATGCCTTTTCGGGCACCCCTTTGAGGTTTTCAAGTTCGATCTCCGACGCTTCTCTTGAAGGGATTTCGCCGTATTTCTCGAAGTATTGCAAGACCACCTTAGAGATAGCAACAGTAGAGTCATGTTCGAACAATTTCTCTTTAAGAAACGGCATCACTTTTTTGCTAAAGTCCTTGCGATGTAGCAAGGACCCTAGAATCATTATCTCAATCTCTTTGGACATCAGAGCATCCTTAATTTGGGAGAATCAACTGAGACGTAGAATCTTCTTCAGACGCAGCCTTTACTTGCCCAGATAATTCTATCAAAATCGGGTTAGCCACAATGGAAATAAACTCATTTTGTTCTTCTGGGGTAACGTATTCTAATTGGCGTTGAACTCCATTAGAGACATACGAGAAGAACTGAATCTCCGAAACCAATTTGCCTTCTTCATTCAAAGACTGATTGGTATAGAAGAACTCAGAGTCCATGAATCGCCCAGAATCTACCCGAAAAATGATGCCGATTTGTGGATGCTCTCCTACTGAAAATTCAGGACAAGGAATCACTTTCTACCTCCGGTAATTTCTTAGCAAAATCAGAGATGATAGTGCGCAGAATAGGAATCGCAGTGGTATCATAGAAGTGTCGAGTGTCAAACTTCTCGATCTTTTTGCAAATAGACCCATCCCTAATCATAAGTTCCAAATCAACCTGAAAGGTCAGAGAGACTTCTCCTTCAAGTTTCATGTTAGTGTATCGGTAGACGGTTCCGGCATATTCGCCGGAATCCACCTTGATCGGGGCAACAGGAGAATCTTCGTCAATCTTCCCATATGAGAACTCAATTGTCATCTTGGACCTCCAAGTCTTCTACAGTGTCCTCTTCAGAAATCGAAGCAGCAAGTTGGAACTTCTGAGTACACGCATCCTTAAAGTGCTCATCATTTAGAAGCGGGTCCCAGAATTCAGGGCAATTAGTATCCTTTGCGCGCCATTTACGATCGCCTTCAATAAGAGGGCGAGTGTACCAACCCATGGACGGTTTTTCAACGAAACCCATATCCAATGCAATATCAAGGAGACCAGAATACTTGTTGATGCCTTTCTCATAAAGGACTAGAAGAGGGAACTTAGACTTTTCTCGGACAAAACGGGACTTCACACTGTTGATAGTAAAGTTCCAACCAACGAGATCGGTGCCTTCCTTTTCTTGGGCCTTAGAGATGATCCAGACGGTGTTTGCTGAGTAGACGATACCACCGCCACCGCCCATAGTTACGCCTGGCACGTTTCCACCAATGTTGGCATAAACATGGTTAATCATAATAGCAGGCAATTCCTTTTTCATGAATTGCATTGTGCACAACCGCATCAGTGAGCGAAGCGCCTTAGCTCGGGTCATATCGGCTACAGACTTTTCATCGGTAGCATCGTCAATTTCTTTCTTAGAAGAGATTTGACCAATCGAGTCTACCAAGAAAAATACCTTCTCGCCCTTCTTGATCTCTTCCAGCTTTTTCACCATGTCAAACTTCAATTGTTCAATATGGTCAACCGGAATATGGAGAACTCGGTCTGTATCAATCTTAAAGGACTTAAGATAATCGGGAGTGATACCACCTTCTGTATCATAGAAAACAGCAACTGCATCCTTATGCTTATCGAGATACGCCTTCATGCAATAAAGACTAAGAGCAGATTTGAATGACTTAGATTCACCAGCGATAATGGTCAAACCAGAAGGCATACCACCATCCACATTACCTGTAAATGCCAGATTCAAAATGGGCAAATCAGTAATGGTGATATCGCGCTTGTTGAAGAAGGATGAGGAAGAAATGATTTCAGCGGTGACGCCATCGGCGCCCGTTTTACGAAGCTTTTCGAGCAAGCTCATGGGTGTATCTCCTAGATTGTAATTGACGGCATCTGTTTAATTTTGAGAGTCTGGGGCCAATCGCGACTCAACCTTTTCGATTCCTTTCGAGGCGGTTAACCTTGTTCTCTAGTTTCTTACGAAGCTTGGAGAGAATTGGATCGTGGGCTTGTTTAACTGCTTCAGCTTGAAGTTCGACACCCGACACGGTCAATGGAGCTTCCAATTTATTGGAAGACTCGATGGTTTCTGGTTCGGTATGAATCGGTTCGGGTTCTAGTTGTGCAGGTTGTGCAGTTTGTTCGACTATTGTAACATCTTCTACAACAGATTCAGGCTCTTTCCGAGTAAGTTGCCCAAAGGAGACTTGAGCGGCTATCAATAGGAGAATGGCTAACGGGTCGAAGCATATCACGATCACAAGGATAACGGCTCTAACTGCCTTGGAGACTACCTCTTGACTCTTTTCTCCATAGATCAGCTCGGCCACATAGATCACTGGGCCGACTTCAGTTTCGATCTTAGAGACATCCTTGGTCAATTCGGCTTTCTTCTTCTTGAGGTCCGCAATTTCCTTCTGAATAGAGTCAATTTCTGCTTTGAGGTTTGCACGTTCTCGTTTTTGCCGACTTGAGAGTCTCACGCCTATTCGGGCTGTTTCTATGTCATCAGATTTGAGATAGACATCGATGTACTTATCCAAGTTTTCAACCTGTTTCACCCGGTTCACCCGGTTGTCTTCTAGGTCCTTAATCTGTATGTCTATAAGTCCAAGGTCCGTATATGTGCCTGCGGATTGTCCCGTGTGTTCCATGAACGATTTCGACAGAGTGCCAAAGATGCCCATAGAAGTCAAGCCCATCAGAATCACGACTGCAATCACCAAATAGGTCTTGAGCAGAAAATGACCCTTGATGCCAAAGTTGTGGTGCAACCAGAGAGCGGCCACGATCTTGCCAATCTCAAGCACGACAGCCATGATGCCTGCCTTCCACGGAGTCGCAGAGAACAGAGCGATGATGCCATCCACAGAAAAGAAAGCAGACACGCCAGAGATGGACACGGCTGACACAAGAGTCAGCCAAGCAAGCCAAGGTTTTTCAGCCAAATAGGTCATCGACACTTACTTTTTCCTCGTGATGCCAATTCAAAATAGAAAACACTCTCATAACCGGTTTGGCAAAGAACTTCTCGTATTGAGATTCTTTGTCAACCCACTTTTCAAGATTCATCTCAGGAGGGATGCCATTAGAGAACGCAATCGCAGGGACTCCCCAAGGATTTGGTTCTTTAAGTTTCAACATCCGTATTTTATCACCTGGATGGATGATCGGATAGAGTTCCTCCAAATTATGCTTGCGAATGAACGTGTTATAGACCAATGCAGCTTTAGACTGCGCAGGCGTCCCGGAAATCCATTTGCCGTTGCCATCAGAATACTTGTCGACCTCGGAAACGGATGTGGCTGCCGATACTTCGATCAGAGGTAACTGCATGTAGTCCTTATAGACTTGTTCGACATAGTCATGAAAAAGCTTTTGGTCCGGTTGGAATGCAAACTCATATGCCTTTGCAAGCCGTTCACGGAAGAACTTTGGCGTAGAGGACTTGATTGCTTCGACGCCCGTCATCTTCATTTCGGGTTCGGCGTATCGAACACCTTCATTGTCATAGACTCGCATGACATAGTTCTTTTTAGCGACAAATACAGCATTGCCAATTGCTTCACGTTTCATATTGATTCGATTCGTATAGGCATTTGTGTCATGCGCTAGTTCATCGAAAGCCGTGTCCAGAGTCTTCTTAACCACCTTAGAACAGAATTTGTCTAGAAACTCTACAGGATCTTCACCAGGTTTTACGAACTTCTTAACCACATCCGAAAGATCAATGTAGCAGCTGTCAGTGTCCGAGGCGGTGACACGGTCACTATCTGGTTGTTTTAGCAAACCTGAAATAAGCCCGTTGATCGCATTATACGACTTGTCAAGCACGGTCTGACCGGACAAGGTAATGCCTTCAGCTTTCCAGATGTCGAAGAATCGGAAATACTGAGAACCCATAGCACCGTAGAGTGAATTGAGCCATGTGTTCAACTAGGGCCGTTAGTCCTAGCCAGGGAGTTAACCCATCTGCATATTCCTATGCAGAGCAGACTATATCATCATCCCAAAGGGATGCTGCGCGCTTCGAGTCACTTGACTCTACTCCGTTTCCGGATAGTCGTTACACCTTCCCACGATGTGGGCTTGGCTCGGTATTGCCCGTTCTGGGTGTCCACCGAATTCACGCAGTTTTCGATGCACATTACTGTGCAAAGCCTCCAAATTCAAAGGATCTTTGTAGCATGTTGATCTTTGTCGTACTTCACTATCTCGTTTTCACATAGTCCGATGTAGGCTTGTAACTCTACATCGGACATCATAGTCAAATCTTTGTCCATAATATCCTCTTAGTCGTCCACATGTTCAGCAATATAGGCTTCTGTGATTGCGCATTTCGTCTCGTCGATCACCATGTTCTCGAATGTTCTGCACGGACTGAAGTTTATTGGACACAACTTAAGGTGTTCTTCGTCCAAATACCCGATCAATGCGACATCGACTCTATTGTATACTTCCCGCTTGACCGCATTATCTTTCAGGTGCAATTGCGTCAAGAAAGCAAGCTTTGCGCTCTCTACAAATCGTTCAAAGAATAGAAGATCAAAACCGATAACGAGAAGGGCTTTTTGGCCTGGAAGCATCTCGATTCCTAAGATCAAAAAGATCATTACCACGTTCAGTACGGTAATCGGGGTGATGAGAGCCTTAATGACAATCGCGGTAGATACTTCTTCTGCCAGTAACCAGGTCTTCTCAGTAGAACTCAGACCCTTGGAGTTGAGCTTATAGAGAATCTTCAAGAACCATTTGCTGAAATACTGGTTCAGTGTTTGGGTCATTGCATTGCATTCCGGTCTTACCTTCATTGGGTGTCTCCCTTTCGGCGTTCCATTTCTTTTTTGGCGAGTTGCAACTTCTTTTTCCAGGCTTTCATCTCATTCTTCGCATTGACACGATCAGCGAAGTAGATCTTGGTGAGAGCAGGCATGAAGCCTTCTTTCTTTTTGGAGAACATGGCTCCGTTTGCACATAGAGTGGCATCGAGTTCTCGTGCGCGTTCAATGGCTGTTTGATAAAGTTCAGTCTTCTGATTTACGTCATGCGGTTTGACTGGCAAGAACTCACGAGGGCTCAACATAGTATCAGGGCTGATATTGTATTGGATGATCAGAGATGGATAGAGAGATTCCACGTCAAAGGAAGCAAGCCATTCATATTTACCTGGAATTGTAGGTTTCACGAATGCGCCTTCGTAACCAGAACCACTGAAGGACGGATTGAACTCAGGATGGATTTTCTGGTCGACCAGATACATAAAGATGATGTTGTCCCAGATTCGAGTAACCCGATAGACATCATCAAAGTTACATTTGGACTTGAAGGCCATGTTGATTGCCACATCGATGAATCGGAGTTTGGCATCGATTCGTTGGACCAAGATGGTGTCGATGATGTTATATTCGACAAAGGTATCCCATGCGAGTTGCTTGACTTCGGCATCGAAAGCCAGATATTCAGGATGAGTTGCACCAAGAGACGCTCGGAGTTCCTTACGCTTCCAGCATGCAGTTGTCAATTCAGGTGCGTCTTCTGGTGGAGCGTCTATGGGTTCGTAGGTGCCAGAGTAGAACTCTTTGAAGGTGCCGTCATATGGCAACTTATTCTGACCTACTTCGACTTCACCGATATAGTCTAGTTTGTAGGATTCACGAGGACTAAGTTCGAACTTCTGGTAGAGTTCGAGGTAGTCAAGCACCATGATACCATAGATGATGCCTTCATATTGGAGTCGGCCTTGGTTGAATTGCTCCACAACTTCGACATCATTGAAAGGAGATAACTTCTTGGTCATGTTAGAACCGCAGACTTTATTCATCCGATTGATGATGTAGGGGATGTCAAAGTACTTCACGTTCCAGCCAGTGATGATATGCACCGAGAACCGAGCAAGGATTTCTCGGAAGGCGTTCAGAAGGTCATGTTCAGTTTTGAAGAGTAGAATCTTGGAATCAGTATTGTTATTCTTGACAGGGCGTGTCGAAAGAGTCCATGCTTTTTTCTTGATGATGACAGTGATGAGCAAGATCTCTTCTTGCGGGTCACCCATTTGGGGGAAGCCGGTCTCGGTAGAAGTTTCTATATCAATAAAGGCCACGTTGATCTGCGACACGTCATACGCGATCTTGCCAGGAAAGGTGGAATGCACCTGAGCATAGTCGAATCGGTTGTACCCAAAGACCGAACTCGGATACTCCTTGACAAATGTCTTTGCTTCCTTGGGACTGCCGAATGACATCCGTGAAAGCGGTTCGCCATCGACATTGAAACCATCAGGTGTCCTGCCTTGAGGTGCAGCAACATAGATCTCTGGGGAGATAGGCACTTCCATGTTCGAGGTGACGCCATTCTTGACCGACCGGATGAACAATCGATTTCCACGAGAGAAGAAGTTTGTGTAGAAAAAGGTATCGCTTTGATTCATAATAAAATCTCATAATGACTAGACAAACTATCGTAGTATTTTAATTCATTTGTGCGTACCGAGCGTGTACTTCGGGACAAGTTTCCAATTCTTCTTTTCATGGAAAGGAATGATGGTGAAGTTGCCCTTGGCTACAAGCAAAGGACTGAGCACGCCCGAAGAGACAGGAGAGCACATGCCCCAAGAGAAAAGCAGATTTGCGATCGTGTTCCTGCGGGCGATGTCTTCTTCCAATATCTCTACTTGCTTCCCATCAAGCTTTAGGAGTTGCTTGAAATGGACTAAGTAATAGTGACCTCTCTTGTGGAGAATATACACGGACTGGTAAAGCTCCGTCTTGTCCCGATTAGGTATTCCTATTCTAGTGAGAGTCTCTCGAATTTTGAGAAAATCAGTTTCTGTCTTGAAAGTGATTTCAATAAACTCATCAATAATGTCGGGCGTCATATCACAGTCTCACTACGTCAAGTTTTGCCTCCGAATGCCTTGCGCATTCGATCAAAATCGGCTTCAGAAAACAGGTCTACGACCTCTTCAGCCTTTGCTCGACTGTATTTACACGTCGCAATGATGAGCTCGATCTTTTCATCTTCGACCGGTTTGGCCAATCTAGTGAAACGCTTTTTCTTGGTGAGAACGCCTGAACAGAACTCAAAGTGCGCTTGATTTGGCAACTCATGAGACTTAGAAGAACGCATGTTGAGTTCATTGGCAAGCAAAATGGCGTCAGCATGATAGGACAGCATTCGATTGATCATGAATGGACTGTACGCCTTATCCAAAGCTTCAACATTGGCACCAAACTCTTCCCAAGGATTCTTTTTGCTATTGTTAATTGCTTCTAAGAATTCAAACAACATCTGAATACTCCACAGGATCACCCCGGATCACCCAGGTGTTTCCCGTTTTCGGTTTGTGAATGTAACTAAAGATGCGAATGACCGGGTTCACTGGCGATCACTCGGCCATCATGATCTCAGTTAACATGGCAGCAATGTGGATTTCACGATCAGCAACAAAGTGAACTTTGTACTGATAGTCGGCCAGATGGAGAATGATCTGAGGAGCTGCAGACTTCTCTGCAATTTCATTCATATTGCTGTAGAGATAACGAGTCAATGAAGCAAAATCTATGGTAGATGCCATAGCAACCCATTTCCGCATCTTCGCAAAGTTCTTTTCCTTTAAGATAGGAATCAGTTCTTTGAATTCACCATCTGTGCCAGATGCAAACACGCCAGTGTCTATCTTGCCTGTAGAGGAATAGCGCTGAAGTTCGTTCAGAGTTTTTCGCATGTCCGGGTAATACTTGAGAACGAGTTTGCCGACCGTGGGCTTGTCATATTCTACTTGCTCAGCATCCAGAATCTGGCAGACCCGCTTGTAGGCTTGGGCCGACATGGTCTGGTATTCGTCTTTAGTGACAGTGAAGTCGATCACCGAGCAACGAGAGATGATGGCATCAAGGATTCGGTTAGGAAAGTTGCAAGTGATGATGAACGAGCAATTTGCAGACAGCGATTCCATAAGAGTGCGCATTGCTGCCATGACTGCAGTTGACAGATAGTCGCCTTCATCAATCATAACGCACTTGCGTCGGCCTTCAAGAGACATTGCAGATGCGAACTGAGTCACGTCATCACGAAGCGTGGCCAGGTTTGCATCAAGCGAGCCATTGATGAATAGAACTTCATAGTCCAATTCGCGACACAAGGCTTTAGCCAGGGTGGTCTTGCCCGTGCCAGCGGTTCCAGCGAGGATGAGGTGAGGAACTCGATCCGATTGGATAAAGCCTTGAGCGATCTTCTTGATTCGGTCGGGCAGGATGCAGTCTTCGACTTTTTGAGGACGGTACTTTTCTACCCAGAGTTGGTTGGTCACATAATTCATAGTCTTCTCCAGAAAAAGAGGGGCCACTAGGGCCCAAGATCAGCGTCGCGGAATTACGAAACGGTGATTTGCCCACAGATATAGTATTCCACGGGCAGAGTGGCGTGTTGGAAATGCACGACAATCTTTTCAGCAACGGTGATTTCGTATTCACCGGGAATCAGACGCAGAGTTTCGAGCTTGAGGTCTACTTGGAACGCCTTGTCGACGACGGCACCTTCAACTTCAAGAACGAATTGGTCTGACAACTTGTTCTTGAGGTCATGCGTGATCAACGATACGGTGGTACCGTCCGAGACGATCGAAATGTTCGGGTTGCCGAGGACCGAAGCAGCCTTCTTGACCCGATCAAGTTGATCAGACTTCAGCACAAACGAACCAACCTTTGGTGGAATGCGAGGATTCTTTTCGTGTTCTTCGAGGGTAACACAATTCTGAGGCATGATGATCGGGTCAGAGAAGACATACTTGACCTTATTACGACCGGCGCCGACGATGACTGCGTTTTCAACATCGCCAAAGGTAAGTTCGGCCTCATCACCAAACAGACCAACGACATTCAGCAGGCGGGGAAGATCATAGATTGCGAAATCTGTAGGAAGGGTTTCACTGATCTTGGCGATCGCATAGACTTCACGACTTGCACTGCGCGTCTTGATCTCCGATCCCGACTTGAACCACTGCGAGCCCGAGATGCCTGCAAAGTTCTTCATGATGGCCATAGTTTCGGCCGAGAGTTTCACTGTGTTGCTCATACTTTCACCTTTGATAGTTGGTTGACTTTGCTCATTATATCACACCCGCTCGTTAGAACGGGCTATCCTCGGAACCTGCATCGGATTCAATTGAAGAACCGCCGCCCTTGATCAGGCTCTTGTATGTGAGCATGAAAGAGTCGCGGGTCTCATCATCAAATCGAGAGACTGCATACTTGACGGCATCCAGTTCCTTGCCAAACACTTGAAGATTCTTAGCAATCTGGACCAGTCGGCGAGTCGTGATGCAGTGATCAACACCGCCATCCTCGTAGGCCTTACGGGTAGTCTGAGCGAAGGTGATCAACCGAGAGATAATCTCTTCGTTGTCCACGTGGCGGCGCAGAATCTTTTCTTCGACGGTTGTGGTCGGCCAGGTCTGTTCGAACATGATCGCGAAACGCTCGAGGAAAGCTTCGTTCAGAGGTCCAGTGCCGATGAAACGATCGGTGCCGTGGCCGGTACCCTTAGTGTTACCGGTAGCGACGATGCAGAAACCAGGAGCCGCGACGATGCGTTCATTGGTCTTCTTGATGTAGAGAGGATCGCCATTCGCGACGCTCTGGATCGCCATGATCCGGGAAGGATCAGCTGTATCGATTTCATCGCAGAGGAGAACTGCACCGCGACGCATAGCCAGGGTAACCGGACCGTCGACCCAGATAAGGTTGCCATCCTTGAGCGAGTAGGTGCCAATCAGATCTTCTTCCGAAGTTTCTGCTGTGATGTTGATGTGGATGAGTTCACGATCTTCTGCTGCACAAGCTTGTTCGATGCCGAGGGTCTTGCCCATGCCAGAGAGGCCAGTGACATAGGCGCAAATGAAGACATTCGACGATACGATCTTGCGAATGACGTTATAGCAACCGTAAGGCACATAGTTCTTGTTCTTGTTTGGAACATAGTTTGAGGTCATCGACTGTTCAACCGGAGTGAAGCGGGTTTGAGGATCAATAGAAACAGTATTGCTTGAGGCCAAATCCATCCGGGGTGAATCGGAGAGGATGTACCAACCACGAACACCGCCGCGCTTGCAGGTGTGCTTCACCATTTCAGAGACATCCTTGCCAAAATCACGTTCGATATGGCCGATGCGGGCTTGGTTACCATACTTAGCTTGCAGAGTTTCGATGCTGATCATTTAGAGTATCTCTATAGTTAACGTTGAACACAGGGCAATACTATCACCTGAGTTCTAGGTGTAAACTGCCTGGAGTGAAAAAGTTTCAAAAAAGTCCAGGGATGGTCGCTCGATTGATCTTATCAACCTTTGAAACGCTACACTCTATATCGCCATAAGCTACCGTGCTACGCAACATGCTTTCGTAATGAGACATACTACCGCATTCAGAAGCATCACGATCGCTCAATTCAGGATTAGTACCATTGATGAAGTCTTTCAGTGCCTTCTCGATTTCTTCAAGTAGTTCGCCAGGGATGTCGTCACCGTCAGTCATAGATTCCATCATCTCGGTGAAATCCGTATTGCCTTGATCACCGGACTCCTCTGATTCTCTGTGTTTAACTTCGGACGGGTCTTCAAAGTTTATGGGCTTAAAGCGCTTGGAATACTCAAGCATGAATTTCGCACGAACCAAAACATCTTCGAAAGTCTTGGCCGAAGCAATATACTTGTAGGCGGCGTAGTCGCGCGAAGTGATAGGGCGAACCTTGGAGAGATCACCGACCTTTGAGTAGACATTGACGATATCGAGGAAGGTCAACTTGCGGTCGAGTTTGCCGAAGAACTTATTGTCTAGCAAGTACTTGTAGCCGGCACGGAACTTGGAGATGAAACCTAGGTACTTGCTACGAATCAGTTTCTCGATTCGAATATCTTCTACAACATTGATGCAGTATTTGAGTTCACGACTAACCTTGTTCGTTTCCTCGTTACCATTCGTAGCAAGGTGGTGCCAGTCGGGAGGAGTATGAAGAGCATGAGAGACTTCGTGTGCGGCCATAAGCACTGCTACGTCCTCGTTGCTGAACCCTAAGTTTGGCATGAAAATGACCCGATTCTCGACATCACATGAAGCTGTTTCGAACCGACCGCGAATGACTGTAAGATCTTCACCCGCAATGATCTTAATGAACTTGTCCATGAAAGGCATTTTGTGCCCGAAGTCGCATTCGGTCGGGTCGAACTTTTCGCGCCTAGAAGATTTTGCCATTTCAGTGCTCGTACGCTTTTGCTAAAGTCAGGGTGATAATAACTTACTCGAAGTTGGCTGTAAACTGTTGGGCGATGAGTTTTGCAAAAAGATTCATGTTCTCTTGCTCTGCGATTGCCTTAGAGGAAGTAACGAAGCAAGAAGTGAATCCGGCAACATTTTCCGTAAACTCCAGAACTCCTTTGCCCGGCTTGAAGTTTGCAGCGGCCTTCTTAACTCCGAACAGTTCGTTTAACCTGTTGTGCAAATGCGAAGAGGTTGGTACGGGGTGTCCATGAAATTCTTCCCATTCATAGTCGCTAGCGATATAGAGAGTGTGGTGCTTGATCTTCTCCATGCCAAGCAAAGTGTTAAGGGCGATATGGTGGTTCAAACTGTAATTGCTAGTGTTTGGGATTCTGGCTCGAGCGCCGGTGTAAGGATGGACGATCACATTGCTGTGCATGCTAAGACTATTACTCCGGCCATCTGTGATAGTAAGCAAGTTCATGTTCTGCACTTTATGGCGGATAGCCATGTCATGCATGACAGGTAGCGTGCAAGCGATGGCATCAAACAAAGGCGTCCCAGACATGGCGAACAACTCGCGAAACTTGCCTAGTTGAAGGGTAATTTCAACCGGGTTAAGTTTGGTGTTTTTGGCCAGGAATCTGTAAGGGCGTGAACCTTCGTGCATGATATTGTAGAGGCTATAGAAGCTTTCGATTTGGTCTACCGACATACCCGAGTGTAAAATCTCGTTCATCCTGAAGTGGTGAGGGGAGATGAGTTTCTTTTTTTGAACTTCATAATCTACACTTTCATAGCCGTTGGTGAAGGTGATCACCGAGAAAGGAATCTTGAGCTGCTTGCAGAAGATGGAGATCATCACTGCTTGGCTGATCGCAGCATCGTAGCAACGGCCGTGCATAGAACCTGAAGTGTCGAGCAAGACGCAAACACCGTGGCTCTTGCCTTCAGGCGTGTAGACCTTGCGCCGGAAGATGTCGTTAGAAGTCTTGTAGCGAGAGATACGTCGAGGGTCAACAGAACCAGTGGTTTTGGATGAGCGATTGTTGAGTTCGAATGCTTTCTTTTTCCGTCGAAACTCTGCAGCCATGTGCTTAGAAGCTTCGAGAAAACCGTCCATCTTAGCATAGAGAGCATGATCTGAACCAACAGTGATATGCGGGCGAGCCATTTTGCAATTCCTTCCATAACCGACAGGGCAATACTATCATGTCGGTTATGGAAGTAAACTGTTGGTCACAAATCTTTTTCGATCATTTTGGAGAAGCCATTGACCTTCTCCATGTGGATGTGGCGGTGCACTCTTTCGTGGAAACTCTGCTTGTGCGAGATGATCATGATCTGGCGGCCTTCGAAGATGTTCTCCATGAGTTCGAAGAGATCTTCAGAACCTTCAGCGTCCAGGGCTGAATCTAACAATTCGTCCATGATGATCAAGTTGCAGTCCATCTTGCCTCGAATCTTGGCAATCTGATTCCAAGCAAACGTGATGGCCAGAGAAACTCGAAGTCTTTCGCCCATCGAGAGATTGTCAAAGGTGTGTTCGTTGGCAAATCGGGTAGTGATGGTCTCCTTGAAATCTGAGTCCATAGCAAATGAGACATTGAATCCAAGCATCGTCAAGTACTTATTGACATATGACACCAGAATAGGGATGAACTTCTCGATGATGACTGACTTGATGCCTGTATCCTTTAGCAATTCAGATACGACCAAAAGGACTTGTTTCTGTTCTTCTAGTTTCTCGTATTGGCCTGCAAGAAGCTTGAGTTCACCGCGCAGTTGTGACAACTTTTCAGTAAGTTCTTCTACGAGATTCGAGCTCAAGGGCGCAGAAGTATTCTTGAGAGATGCGATGCTCTTTTCGAGTTCCTGCTTGGCTTGATTCAGACTCTTGAGTTCAAACATGCCCTTGTCAAACTCTTGAAGTGCAGAACTTTTCAGACTCAGAGCGTCTTGTGCTTTAGACAGAGCAGCCATGGCTTCTACTTCAGACGCACCAAGTTCAGAGATTTTTTGCTCTGAAGTTTCGATTGCATGCCTTTTAAGCCTGCCACCAATCTCTTGACCACATGTAGGACAGTCGCTGTTAGTAGTATAGAAGGTGAGTTCTTTGCGGTGACGAGCGATGTCCTTTTCCGCTGCAGAAAGTTCAATCTTGAGATTCAGGATTTGACTGTTCAACACATCGGATTCGGAAACCAAGGCATTACGAGAAATCCCCATCAGTGATGAAGCCTTCTCTGCGATAGAAGCCTTGAGGCCATCAAGCCGGGTCTGAAGTTCTTCGATTTTAGAATCTTGGACTTCGGTTTCTTCTTTTGCAAGAGCAGACACCCGATCCAGGTTTGCCTTGGTTTCTAAGTAGACTGCCTTCTTTAAGTCAATTTGCGTCTTTGTGTCTTCGTATTGCTGACGGAAAACCGAAAGCTTTGCCTTATGGAGTTTGGCCATCTCAGCAAAATCAGAAGCAGAGAGCATTGTCTCCACAAACGATCTGCGCTCACCTGCGGACATCTGAGTGAACGGGGTATAATTCGTAGTAGACATGATGCAGATCTTTGTGAACGAACTGTAGTTCACACCAAGGATTTCGGTCTCAATGAAATCCTGAGACACCTTAAGTTCGGCACTCTCATTGAGCTTATCGCCGTTCTTCCATACTTCGAGTTTGCCTGGCTTTTGACCTCGAACAATCTTATAATGGACTGACCCAGTGGTAAACTCTACAGTGACTTCACATCCCTTTTGGTTGACCGAATTGATCAAGCCTGAAAGCGGAACTCCCCGATACGATTTGCCAAACAACCCGTAGACCAAGGCTTCTAGAATAGAAGACTTGCCGGCACCATTAGCGCCGGTGATGAGAGTTGTCGGAGCTTCGTCAAGCCGAACTTCGATTCCATTGTCTCCAAAGGAAAGAAAGTTCTTTGCAGTAAGTTTGTGAAAGACGATCATCCTACAGCCTCGTTGAAAAGTTCTACCATGCAATTCAGAACGCTCGACCTGGTCTCAGGAGGAACGTCGGTCATGCCGTTGACATACGATTGTATCACGTCCAGATTGCCTTTGATATGGCGTTTGGCATCTTCTTCGTCCATGGAGATCTTGGTGTTGATGTCGTACTTCATTTCTAGAATAGAGAGGTCGGCCGGGTTCTGGACTTGGATTCCCTTTATGAACAGATCGAAGTCGAACTGGGTGGTCTTTTCCTTTACCACAACCTTCACAAACTTTTGCTCAAAGCTATCCGGTTGGTAGGGCGTATAGAAGACCTTGTCACCTACATATTCTGCAGTAAAGAAAAGAGACTCAGTGAATGGCACGAATTCAAGTTCACCCGATCCCGTGTCGAACAAATGAAAACCTCTTGGGTCATTATAATCAGACCAGGACATCTCATATGGAGAACCGATGTAGCGGATGTTTCCTAGCATCGATTGAGTGTGGAAATGGCCAGAAAGGACTTGCTCAAATCGGTTGAACTCGGTTTGGTCCATCCCATGATCACACACAGTGCCTTTATGGAATTCGAATCCTTTGATTGCAAAATGGCCGTAGCAGAACCGGGCATTCGAGGTTCCAATTGCCTCAGTTGCTTGAACAATGTTCTCTGAGTTTATCCACGGAACCGCTAGCATGTTGTATTCTGGAAGTTCAGTAGGTTCTGAGAAGATCTTGAAGACTGAACTGCCGGAGAAAAAGGACTCGAGCGAATTGACCGAGTTCGTGTTTCTATAGAGCGTGTCGTGGTTCCCTACTAGAGTCAGAAATGAGATGCCTGCCTTTCCAAACTCTTGCTCAAGCTCACGGGCAAATTGCATGCTCTTCAGGGATACGTGGGTTCGCTTGTCAAAGAAGTCACCACCACAGAAAACGGTCTTCAATTTTCGCTTTTTCATCTGAGGGATGAGGAAGTCAAAATAGAACTTCCTCTGCAGAGCAGCAATCGCCTCGTTATCATTTCGAGCACCGATATGGAGGTCGGTAATCAGCACCAGCTTCATATCAGTCTTCCATCAGTTCGTCAAGAGAACTCTTCTTTGCGGGCTTTTCCTTCTTGTCTCCGCGCTTGATGCCCATCTTGTTCTCGTAGTCGTCTACGAATTGCTCGACAAAGTCAGTCTTGAACAAGAAGTTGTCATGAAGGTGCTCAGCGATCGCATCGGATTCTTCGGTGACTTCAGACAGGGAACCAAATGCAGCACGGTCAAGAGTAGACCGGCACCGAATGTAGAGTTCTTTCTTCTCATTCTTGATTTCATCGATGAACACGAAGAAGCACGCTTGAGTGAAGTAACTGAAGGGATTGTTTGACTTGGTGATGTCAAACTTATCGATGGCTCTCAGACAATGTTCCACAGCATTGCCAACCATCTCGTCCTTGTAGTGATAGCCAGAGAAGTTGTGCTTCTTCGACATGTTTGTGGCAATCTTTACAATGCAATCACCGATGAAGTCAGTTATTCTCGGCTTAGGAAGCCCCTGAGCCTCATTCGCTATGATTTGCTTGTGCCGTTCTACAAGGGCATCGTAAAATGCGGCCTTGTCTACATAATATCGCTTCTTATCAGCCTTTTCTTTATTCTTGATTGATCGGATCGTAGAAGGTTTGTAGAGGTGGTTTTCTCTATCAATTTCGTTTGTCAGTAGAGAGTTCTCTTCGACTGATTCGAAATCATCTTCGGTGTTACTCATGATGCATTCTCCTTGCGGGATATGGTTCTCGTATCTAAGAACCTTGGATTCACTAGTGGACACCCGGTGTGTCTTGTTGATCACTGCGGGTTCCAGAATACATTATAACACAAGTGACACTTAAATTGGGATAATCTGGGACACAAATTCGAATTTTATATGAGTTTTGATGAACATAAGTCTGGCTATAACGGCAACGAGAATTTACCAAAAGCCGGTGCGAAAATTGAATGGACCAACGAAAAGCAAAAAGAATTTGCCAAGTGCATGATGGACCCCGTTTATTTCGCAAACACCTACTTCAAAATTATTGATGTTGACCGAGGGTTGATTCCTCTGAAGTTACACCCATTCCAAAAGGAATGCATCGAAGCCTATACAAAGCATCGTAAGATCCTACTGAACACGTCTAGACAAATTGGCAAATGTGTTTCTCTGAATACTGAAATCACACTGCGAGTCAAAGGTACAGATGAACCATTTAGGATCACGTGTAGGGATTTTCTGAAGCATCTAATCGGAGACTCGGTTGTGATCAACTCGGATGAAGACTTGATCACAGCAGCCACGATCATATTCTACGATGGCACGATTCAAACAGAGAAGACCATCGGCATAGCGACCTTAGATTCGCATGAAATCACTACAGATACAGGCTGGAAGGACGTCTCTCATATCCACATCACAAAGCAATTCCAAGTCTATGAGATCGTAACTGAATCCGGTGCACGCCTTGAGTGCGCAGATGAACACATACTATTTGATGATAGGTATAATGAGGTCTATGCTAAGGATCTAACCAAGGGTGATCTGGTGATGCTGGATGTTGGTCCTGATACCGTCAAAGAAGTTATCATCTATGACCGCAAAGAGCATATGGTAGACCTGACTGTAGCAGATGAGAATCATCGGTTCTATTCTAATAGATTCCTGTCTCACAATACTACGGTTGCAACTGCTATTATCCTTCACTATGCTCTTTTTAACAAAGACCGCCGAATAGCACTTTTGGCGAACAAAGCTGATACCGCAAGAGAAATCCTTGAGCGCATTCAAATCGCATTCGAGTATCTTCCTGACTTTTTGAAGTGCGGCGTGAAGTATTGGAACAAAGGTACGGTGGTTCTAGACAATGGTTCTAAGATCGTGGCTGCTGCTTCTAGTTCTGCTTCCATTCGTGGTAAGTCTCAGTCTATGCTCTACATCGACGAATGTGTGCTAGGGGAGACTTTCGTCACAGTAAGAGACAAAGTCACCGGTGAAATAAAGCAAATTGCAGTAGAAGATCTCTATGGAGAACTAGAATGAACTTTGATGAGTTTTTGGCAAAGTACCTAGAAAGCCCTAGGTCTGCCATGAACGGATTAAAGGGTAGCACTGAAAATGTGTTGAAGAAGCGCCAAGCGATATACGATGCTATTGGATACGAGTTTCCATTGTGCGAAATGGGTAAAGCAGTCTACCTTTACGTGAATAAGTTGCCAAAGGATTCTCCAAATCCTATTTGTTCATTTTGTGGAGTATTGCCAACGAAATTCCAAAATGCGAAAGAAGGATATAGCAAGTGGTGTTCTTCGAAGTGCTGCATATCTGACTATTCTAGGATGCCCGAGGAAGCCAAGAAAAAGGCTTTATATGCTATGCATTCAAAAACAAAAGAATTGCTAGAAGATTCTAACTCTGGGTTTAGAGAAAAATTGTCAAAGTCTTCTAAACATGCTTGGTCAGATGAAATTCTTATAGCAGAGCAATCTGCAAGGATGAAAGCAAAAATCAAGTCTGGGGACTTTACTCCTAATGTCACAAACTCATGGACCAGATGGGGCATTGACATTAATGGCAAAAAGTTCAGAAGTTCTTTTGAAGGTGTGTTTCATATGGCATACCCCCGTTTTGAGTACGAAACTCTCAGACTTCAATATATCTTCGACGGCAAAGAAAGAACATACATTACGGATTTTGTCGATAGAGAGTCTAAAACAATCTACGAGCTTAAGCCTAAATCTCTGAAAGAAAATCCAAAGAACATAGCGAAAGAACAATATGCTAGAGCTTGGTGCGCTGAAAACGGATTCACTTTCACGTATGTCTGCGAGGACGAGATAAAACAACTAGCTAAAAGTCTGCTAATGTCTTATCCAGATGATGAATTCCTTCTCAACTTTGCAAAGAAGTACAAGTTATGAAAGTCGTAGAAAATACTCGGTATGAAGTTCTCACAGAGCAAGGTTGGAAGGATTTCAAAGGCATCAAAAAAGTAGAAGCAGAATCTTATTTCGAGCTCACCTTTAGCGATGGATCAAACCTTAAGTGCACTCATGGGCATTTGATTGCTCTGGAGTCTGGAGATTTTGTGACTGCTTTTGATATAGACATAGGCGCACTCACAACTAGCAATTTGACCTTGGTTTCTAAGTCAGAAGTGAAAGAGTCTGCTGATGTCTATGACTTGCTAGAAGTAAAAGACACAGAATCCTATATCACCAATGGGGTGACTAGTCATAACTGTGCGTTCGTGAACAAATGGGAAGAATTTGCAGCTTCCGTTCTCCCAACGCTCTCATCTGGTAAGGAAACCATTACCATCTTCACATCAACACCAAATGGTATGAATCACTTTTACCGTTACGTGGAAGGTGCTCGTGCAGGAACAAACGGATACTACTACATTGAAGTGCCTTGGCATGCAGTACCAGGTCGCGACGAAGAATGGAAACAAGAAGTCCTCCAGTCTATCAACTTTGACATGGAAAAGTTCTATCAAGAATATGAATGTTCCTTTATTGGTAGCTCTGGTACCCTAATTAGCGGCTCCATGCTGAAATTGTTAGAACCAAAAACTCCTATCTTCAAAAATCACGAAATTCGTCAATACGAAGAAGCCCAAGAAGGTCATGTCTATGCGATCTGCGTTGACGTGTCTAGAGGTAAGGGCATCGACTATTCTGCTTTCCACGTGATCGATGTCTCTGTGGTCCCGATGCAACAAGTCTGTGTCTACCATTGCAATACGGTATCACCGACTGACTATGCCACTATTGTCTACAGCCTTGCAAAATCCTATAACCAGGCGCACGTTCTGGTAGAAGTAAACGATATTGGCGGACAGGTCGCTGACTTGCTTCATGAAGAATACGAGTATGAGAACATCATCTACACCGAATCAGGTGGTAGAGGTGGTGCCAAGGTTTCTGGTGGTTTCGGCGGCAATGTGACTCGAGGCCTGAGAACCACGAAAACCACCAAGAAAATCGGGTGCGCAGTGCTGAAGCTTCTTATTGAACAAAAGAAACTGGAGATTCACGACAAGGAAACCATCGAAGAACTGAATCGATTCTCTAAGAAAGGCGATTCCTATGAGGCAGAAGAGAATGCTCATGATGACTTGGTCATGGGGTTGGTCATTTTCGCCTGGTTGTCTCAGGATAAGTTCTTCAATGAGATCACCGATGTCGACACGATGAAACTCTTCAGAGAACGGACCGATGAAGAATATGAAGCGGACCTTGCCCCGTTCGGATTCATAAGAAACGGGATTGACGAGTTTGAAGAAGTTGTGGTGGACACAAATGGTGAACTCTGGGATGGTCGAAGTTCTTTAGGATCCTGGTAAACTTTTTTCCGAAACTTCCCCACGTTGCTGCCGGGTGTGGTACAATGTTCCTTGTAAAGAACATGAGAGAGGCGGGGAGAGGCGATCTGAGTTTAATAGAGTTAGTTTCTGTTCTACTTTAGTCTTAACTGTTCAACGCCTCTTTCTTAATAAACAAAAAGAAGAGTTATATCTGGAGCGCGAGGCGCTCCTCTATTATATTATAGGGGAGGCGGTTCATTTGGAGTTTTCTTTGAACGCCTCTTACGGGGAATTAGAGAATCACCACAGGTTCACTCGAAAAAGATACCATGATAGATCTTCAACCTAAATATCTCGAATGCACTCTAAAGTGATCCGAGGGATCTGATGTCTATTAGCAACTTCTTGCGTCTTAAGAACTACGATTTTGACGATCCTAATCTCATAGAAGATCTGGCTCCAAGAATTCTTCAGTTCCCTGACGGATTGACTTTCCCGGGTTCTTCGGATGCGGGTCCTTATCTCGAACTTTCTTGTTTCAAATACGCCAGGTCTTTTGTCAAGAATCGAGAACTCAGTCTCTACAAGATATTCCTTCCGTTTCCATTTCAAGGTGTCACCTATAATTTCGGTGCAAACTATGATCCCTTTGATGCTCTCATCGGAAGAAACCAGAATTTGAGCTCTGTAGTAGAAGGTGTTGCTTCTACAGTAGGTCAAGCGGTTGGACAAGGTGCTGCAGATATCCTGAGTTCTGCGATCAGTAGAATCCCAGGTGTCAATATAGACGCAGACAGAATCAAGAAACAGGCAAGTACTGTTCTAGGTGTTACCTTCAACCCAAGGCAAGAACTGGTTTTCAACGGTACCATACTGAGATCCTACAATTTCAGTTACATGTTTCTTCCGAGAAACGCAGCTGAATCCCAAGCAGTCCTGAAGATCATTGAGATGCTGGAGTTGTCTGCTTACCCGGATTTCAAGGATGCTACCAAGGTTCTGCTCGAATACCCGGACGAGTTTCTCCTATCCTTCTATGATCCTGAGGGAAGCAGGCTTCCAGGTTGCCCTCTGATTCCCGATTGTTTCATGTCTGCGTTTTCCTACACGATCAACCCAATGACTGGTGGTAGAATCTTCGAAGATGGGTCTCCTACCAGTTATGCCATCAACATGACCCTGAGTGAATCGAATTACCTGGCAAGACCTGATCTCAAGATGTTGAGACAGAACGCGCTGCCAACAGACTAAGGATAAGATCATATGTCAGGTTATTTCAAGTTCTTTCCAAAGATCACTTACCCTTATCAAGGCAAACTTGTCGGGACTGCATCAGATCAGATCACTTCTATCGAATGCACAGATCTCATGGTGCGTTACAGAATCAAAGAAGAGATTCTCAGATCTCCTCTTTCCTATTACGTGTACCAATGGAAGGATACTGACAGGCCCGATTCCGTCGCATTTGACTACTACGGGTCCGTTGAATACGCCTGGCTGGTGATCTTCTCTGCTCAGGTTTTCGACTATATCTACGACTTCCCTCTGGAATACTCCTCATTTCTGGAATATCTGAAAGAGTCATATGAAGTCGATGAGCCTTTTACTCTCCAATCGGTGCTTCATCACTATGAGGATGGAGATGGAGATTGGCTTGATCAGGCATCTTATTTGGCTTCTACTGATATGGGCAAAAAAGAAGTCTCAGTGTTTGACTACGAATTCCAAGAAAATGAAAAGCGCAGATCGGTCAAGTTGTTGTCTCGGAAATTCCTGGTTGACATCAGCAAAGAATTTGAAGACTCCCTCAAGTCTGTTAAATCCTTGAGAAAAGAATCCCTGGCCCAATTCATTATCGGATCTAACTGACCTTGGCAATTTCAGAATCCAACAAGACAGTAGAAATACAAGTCTGCGAACTCAGGAACTTCAAAGGCAAATCTCTTGACGTGCTCGGTCTTGTCCAAGGATTCGAGATCTTCGAGGACATGTTCTCCAGCACTCTCTATGGGAGAATAACTCTCACTGACACTCAGGATCTGAAACAGAACTTTCCTCTGATCGGAGAAGAGACCGTAAGACTCAAGTTCAAAACTGCAGAGGAACCTTCTTTTGAATGGATTGATGCCACCTTTGCAGTGATCACACCTGGCACACCCGGTGAATCGGATCACTCTGCAGGAGCAACTAATGTTTTGTCATTCATCTCTGAAGAGATGTTGTTGAATCGGACACAGTTGGTGTCAAAGTCATTCAGAAACATGAACCCTGGAGATATTGTTGCAGAAGTCCTTAAGGATTTGCCTTCCCCTAAGACTGTGGACGCTGAACAGACTTTCGGCATCCAGACATACGTGGCTCCGAACTTGCATCCCTTTGAGGTCATTTCTAGCATGTGTTCCAGAGCCAAATCCAAGGAATTCGTGGACTCATCTGGCTTTTTGTTTTTCGAATCCCTCGATGGGTTCGTATTCAAAAGCATCGACTTCATGATCAGCAATGGCACTGAGCACAAATACAATTTTACAAAGACCGGATTCAGCACTGAAGTAGAAGAGAACCGATTCTACTCTATCCAGAACTATACCCTAGAATCCGCCCCTAATGTCCTGGAGGCTATCAACTCAGGCATGTATGGTAACACCACTCACTCTTTCAACATTCAAGACAGAGTGTATTCGGTGATCCAGTACAACTATTTTGACGATGCCGACTATAAGAAGACTGTGCATCTCGAAGGATCAAACCCAGAGTTGAGATTTCAGACTTCCCAGTTCAAATATGCAAGCAGAACCCAGGATTCCATGCTCAAGTTCGTCCCTAGATATTCTGGGGACCAGTTCAAGGATTCTAACATCTCTGTCCGGTACTCTCAGGTTGCTCAGATTCTGAACGGGTTCAAGATGAATGTCGAGATCAATGGCAACTCGAATCTCCGGGTAGGTGATAAATTCGTGGTAGACATCCCTGCCAGACTCTCGGATGATGTGGAAAAGCAGCAAAGAAATGTGTTCTTGTCTGGAAGATTCCTGGTGACTTCAGTAAGACACCTCGTAGAAGGTGACAAGTATACCTGCTACGTGGAATTGACCAAGGATTCCTATGCAGAAGATCATGAACAATTTGTCGATGAATTGTTTGCCAAAATTAACGTGAAGAGGTCTGCATAATGATTCCAGGCCGTACTAAGAACTTCATTGGCCAAGACGGAATGTTTTTCTTCTTTGGCATCGTGGAAAACAGGCTGGACCCAGAAGGCTCAGGTCGAGTCCAGGTTCGGTGCTTTGGCATTCACACTGATGACAAGGCCCTGATCCCGACTGAAGATCTTCCATGGTCAACCGTGTCAAGTTCTGTAGTAGATACGGACTCTCCTCACGATCTGGTAGAAGGTGATATGGTTTGGGGTTTCTTCGTAGATGGGCAAGAGATGCAAGAGCCTTTGGTTTGTGGTTGCATCCAATCTAGACCCGGTGGAAACAAGAATCCTCAACGTGGCTTCGTAGACCCAGGCACAAATGTTTCGAGCAGACCAAGAAAGCCTTCCGCGTATACGGACACGGGTGGAGACGAAGGGACTCCGGTGAACTACTCTGCAGGCAACTATCAGCAGAACCTGACCACATACGCGAATTCTCCAAAGTCTACTCCTTCGGATGCTGCAAAGGCCGCGACACAGGTTTCTTCGATTCCTCTTCCTGGCGGTTCGACTGACGCTGAGCCCGCAAACCCTGCTAATAGACAATTTCCTTATGTGAAGGCTAAAGAGTCCGAATCCGGTCATGCCTTTGAGATGGACGATACGCCCGGTGCAGAACGCGTAATGCTGTTTCATCGGAAGGGATCTTTGATCGAGATCCACCCCGATGGGAAGGTGGTCAAGAAGGCAGTCAACAATTCCTATGAGTTGGTGCTCGCAGACCGGACTGACTATACGAAGGGTGTGCACAAGGAATCGAATTCGGGCCAGATGATTCTGGTTTCTGGCAACTATGATCTTGAAGTGACTGGCAATGTCAACATCACGGTGAATGGCAACGCGACTCAAGTGGTTTCAGGCACTAACACAATTAAGGCACCGAACCATGTGATCGAGGGGAATATCAGTCACAAAGGCAATTTGACCTCCACTGGTACCTATACTGTCGCAGTTGACGTGGTTGGCGGTGGTATTAGTCTCAAGGGTCACACCCATACGGATACACCGGGTTTGGGCGCTGGTACTACAAGTCCACCTAACTGATCCTAAATACTCACATAGAATTTTGATTGAGGATGACGCTTGTGTCGACCCTAAAAGTAGATGAAATCAAGTCGGTAAATGAAGTTGATCCAGTATCTTTTCCGCTGAGCCCGAATGTCAATGGTGTCGACGTTGCCCTCGAGAACCAGGGTGTAAGGTACGCCGACTCGAAAGCAGCAGGTACTGCACTAGCCGCATCACTGCCAGACGGTGCAACCGTCATCGTGGACGCCTGCCGGAATCCGGGTGCGCTATCGTTCGCGACAGCACTGCTGGACAAATCACCTATTATTTGAACGGTGCTGCGGTACGCACCGTTTCGTATTCAGGAACTCTGGCGTTAATCAACCGCTTCTTCCAAGGTGTTGGTGGTACCAAGTATGCGTGTGTCCGTGCGTACTCTCGTCAGCTTTCGGAAGGGGAAGTTCTCAGCGAGTACAACACGCTCTCTCGCTACAATGCACAAGAGACCGCGTATGTGTTTGCGCTCGCTGACGGCAAGGACTGTGCCGGCCAGTGTGTACAGGATTTGTCATCAGGAAAAGTTGATGTTGGCTTTGTGAATGCAGCTCAAACTGCCATTGGCAGTCCTGGCCAGCGAGGCAAAGTCCGATACACCACTGTTGGGAGCGTGGTGTTTACCGGAGCGCCCGTGGGTGCGCGAATCATCTCTTGGGTGGCAGATGTTAGCGTGGCTGGTGGTGGCTCAGTAATCTCGGCGATAAGAATGGCAACGGCAGGTTTTTCAACTCGGTCTTGTCAGTCGGCATCAACGATCTAACGCTTCTGAGTAGGCTTCCATCCGCAGGAAGCTTGGTCTACTGCAATGCGTCTGGCTACACCATTAATCACGCCATCGTGTTTGAATACTACGGATGACCATCAACGTGCCGAGTTCTTAGGCTTTGGCCATCCAACTGGTGCCGCCCGGAGGGCGGCCACAGGAAATACTGAGGGGCAATGCAATGGCAGATTTTGCGTGGATGACCGAAGCGTACAGACACATCGGAAAGCGAGAAGTAGTTGGCGTTAAGTCAAATCCATGGATTGTAGCCCTGTGGATTAAGGACAAATGGCTTGGCACTGATGATGGCAAAGTCGCTTGGGGTGGCACTTTCGTTAATTTCTGCTTTGCCAGCTCTGGCTACAAAACGCCTTTCACTCCAGACCTGGCATCATCACGCAATTCGTGGATATCCTAGTCCCTCTCCACACTGCCAAGCCAAGGGCCCGGCCCTCAACCCCTAAATAAGTTCATCTGTCATCCAGGTGAACTTATGGCCCTTCCAAATTCAAGAGCAGATCTCAAAGAGTACTGTCTTCGCCAGTGCGGCAAACCCCTCGTAAAGGTAAACATCTCTGATGACCAACTCGAAGAAGCTTTGGATGAGGCAATCCAATACTTCCAAGAGTATCATAACGAGGGCCAGGAGCGAGTCTACGTCGCCCATACAGTGACACAGGCTGAAATCGACCAAGGGTGGTTCCAACTTCCACCCAATGTCTTTGCTGTCCTTTCAGTGCTCAATACTTCGCTCTATGGGAACAACTTCTCCTGGATGACGCCTCAATACGAACTCCTGAGAGGGATCACGTTCGACATGGTGTCAAACTCTGGAGGTGTTTCTGACTATGTGATCGCTCGTCAGTACCTGGCAGACATCGAAGCCATGCTGGCACCGATTCCTCAGTTCTCCTATCGGAATACTACAGGCAGACTCTTCATCTTCGATCGCCTGGGCCGTTTCTTCAAAGACTCCCAGATTTTGGTCTATGAAGCCTACACGATCACCGACGGTGTGACCTATTCCAGATTCTGGCAGAACCGAACTCTGCGTAAACTCGCAGCAGGCTTGGCCATGAAGCAGTACGGGATAAACCTTACCAAGTACCAATCGGTCACTCTTCCATCGGGTATCACGGTAGACGGCTTACAGATCAAGTCCATGGGTCAAGAGATGATCGATGAAGCTCGGGCAGAAATCGATGAGAATGGATATCCGCTTGGGATCATCACGAGGTAATTGACGAATGGCAACTAATTCGTGGTTTGACTCTCAGTTCTCAGAAGAAGATGGGAATCTTGATTCTGAATTGTATCGGTCACTCATCGAAGAATCGATACAAATCAAAGGCAGAGACCTAGTCTACTTGCCCCGTACAGTCGAGAACTTTGACTCGTATTTCCTAGAAGACCGACTGCCCTCATCGTTCAACGGTTCGGCCATCATCGAGATGTACCTGGAAAACACCCAAGAATGGCAAGGCCAACAGGAAATCTATTCTAAGTTCGGTCTCGAGATCCGTGATTCTGCCACAATGATTGTCTCAAAGCGTAGGTTCGAACAGGAAGTCACTGCTCTGTTCCCCGATGTTGTTCGTCCCAGAGAAGGCGATGTTCTTATCATGAACAAACGCTATGACAAGAGAATCAGAGCATTCGAAATCACCTGGGTAGATAAAGAATCTCCGTTCTACCAGCTTGGTGATCTTCCGGCATACAAGCTCACTATTCGCAATTTCGAATACTCAGGCGAGAAGTTCAATACCGGAGATGAAGATATCGATTCCTACACGAACGACTATTCGCTCATCACTGAGATCGCTTTCACTTCTTCTATAGATGCATTCTTGGTTGGTGAAACCGTTACCAATGGAACCGGCTGGTCTGCAGAAGTTATCGCCTGGAATTCTCCTGTGCTCTCGGTTGCACAGGTCAAAGGCGAACTTAATAACCTATTGCCGGTTGAAGGCGAGATTTCAGGTGCAACTGGTGTGATCCAGAAGATCAACTCCGAAGTTGCTAACGATTCTGGCCTGAACGATAATGACTCCATAGATAATTCTGGAGGCGTGAACTTTTCCGAATCAAATCCATTTTCTGGATTCTGATTCTCTAACTAAATACTCGAAATCAAAAAGAGGTAATTCAAATTGTCGAACGTCTTATACCCTTCTGGAAAAAATGCTTTCCTGACCAAACTCATCGACATGTCGTCTGATGTGATCAACGCCGTACTTGTAGCTAACACCTACACCTATTCGGCTGCCCATAACTCCTATACCACCGATATCCAGTCGCACGCTATCGGTTCTCCGGTCGCCCTTGCTGGCAAGACTGTCACCGGTGATGTCTTTGACGCAAATGATGTGACCTTCCCGACTGTGACTTCTGGCGCCAACATCAAGGCTGTGGTTCTCTACCACGCCTCGACCGGTCGCCCGATTGCCTACATCGATACCGGTGCTGGTCTTCCTGCTGTTGGTAATGGTGGTGACATCCAGATCAACTTCTCGAACGCTGCGACCAAGGTCTTCCAACTCTAATCCTAGACTTGTGATCACCTAGTCTCGAGGAGACCCTAGTGGCCGACGTAGATTCTGTAGTCAACTCCAATGTCGTAACAAGCATTGGACTGACTTCAATTCTTTATCCTGACAGTGTCCTGAACGTCAATCAGGTCACTGCCGTTTCTGTCACTTCAATCCTTTATGCTGGCACCATCGTCAACACCAATACGGTAAACGATGTCAATGTCATCAGGATTTCTCTGCCCGAGACTATCATAAACGCCAACTCGGTTTCGGGTCTGTTCCTGATACCAGGCCTGAGTCAAGTTCCTGTAGGCACAATTCTCAACGGTTCCACGGTATCTGAAGTTGCTCTCGGTGATCGGATTATCCTGGCTTCGGTTCTCAATCAGAACTTTGTGGGCGAACCGTCCGTACCTCAAAATGCTGAGATCAACCTTGGAACTATAGTCAATCAGAACTATTTTGGTACTCTGATCTGCAAGGTTCAGGCCCCTGATGTTCCGGCCACGGCACCTACGGATCCAGTCAGCAGGCCGATGACTAACATCCTTGCCAAGTCTGAAAAGACTTTGGACGGCCAGATCGGAGAACGAGTCGCTGTATTCAAGGATCTGTCTATCTCCTTTAGAGCTCACCCTCTGACTGGAGAACCTGTTAGGGTTCTGAACTACAATTCTGTGAATCAGGCATTCAAGAACATTATCCTGACGAATAGAAAGGAAAGGCAGTTCGGAAATATAGAGTTGGGATCGGATGTCAAGGCTCGTCTGTTCGAAGTCATGACGCCTGCCGTTGAGAGAGACCTCAAAGAAGAAATCCAAAGGTCCATCCTAAACTTTGAACCAAGAGTTTTGGTTCTCAAAGTGACCTCCACGAGAGTTGACAGCAATCCGAATGCGATTCAGGTCCGGGTAGAGTACAAAATTAAGACCTTCGAACAGACTGGCGTCTTCGAAGTGTTCCTTGAAAGAATCTAAGAGCGAGATAGTCTAGCATGTCAGCGTATTACGAATCCCAAGTCAGAAAGTCTATCCCACTCGCGACTCCTGACTTTGATGCGATCAAGTCAGCTCTCAAGACTTACCTGAAGGGGCAAGACAAGTTTACCGACTACGATTTTGAAGGGTCAGTGATGTCGACTTTGCTCGATCTTCTGTCCTACAACACGCACTTCCAGGCATTCTACCTGAACCTGGTCGGCAATGAAGCATTCTTGAGCACCGCAGTCAAAAGAGACTCTGTTGTCGCTCGAGCCAAAGATCTCGGCTACACCCCTAAGAGCGCTATCTGTGCATCTGCAACTCTGTTCTTAGAAATGACTTCTGCGACTCCTGTCAGTTTCATCGATGTCCCTGAGAACACCATATTCAATGCAACCGTCCAAGGTTCTTCCTACATCTTCAGAACCCTTGATACTCAGCGTGTTTTCAGAAATTCGAGTGGCACCTATTCGATTTCCGGCTTGGAAATCGTAGAAGGCAAGAAGCTTACTCATACGTTCACTATTGGGGATGATGAAATCATTTCCGGCGTGGTCATCCCAAATCCGAATGTGGATGCAACCCGCCTGAGAGTGCTGGTTCGGGACAACACCACATCTGCATCCTTTGAACGATATGAAAGAGCAGATGATATTGTTGCCCAAGACGAAGAGTCAAAAGTCTACTACATCTCTGAAATCGAAGGCGGTCTGACCAAGATCTATTTTGGTGATGGCGTGATCTCACGCGCTCTGATCCTTGGCGGTGAAGTTAAGATCGAATATCTGATCTCTTCTGGTGAAGCTCCTAATTCTATTGGTGCTTTCTCCCTGTCGAGTTCAATCCCCGGTGCTCTGTCCACCACACTCTTGGTAGAATCTGCGGCCACTGGTGGTGCTTTGCCCGAGACGATCGAATCTATCAAGTTCAGAGCTCCTAAGAGTTATGAAGCTCAGAACCGGGCCGTGACACCTGATGATTATATCGAGATTCTCAGAAACAACTATTCTAACTTGGAAGATGTGATCTGCTGGGGTGGAGAAGATAACGTTCCTCCGCAATTCGGCAAAGTGTTCATCTCGATCCAACCAATTGTCGGTTTCTTCATCACGTCAGCAGAAAAAGAAAAGATCCAGACTCTACTCAAGAAATTCAACGTGGTTACCGTAAAGCCTGTGGTCGTAGATGCCGACTATGTGTTTGTCTCTGTGGCTTCTAATGTAGACTATGATTCTACTCAGACCGACAAATCCGACGGCCAAATGTCCCAGATCGTGTCTAACGCGATCTATGACTACAATTCTGCAGTGCTGTCTAAGTTCGATAATGACCTTAGATTCTCTGTGTTGGTTCGTAATATCGACTCGTCTGAACCCTCGATCATCTCGAACTCTACCACTCTGCTCCTGTCCAAGCGGATCTATCCGATCATCAATGTGCCTCAGGATCTGAACGTGACTTTCGGTAACCAGATCAAGCAAGGTACAGTGACATCCTCGACGTTCACGTTCAATGGATTCTCTGATTGCTTCTTCGAGGAGACGGTGCCATCGGGCAAACTAAATATCTCGAAGTTCTCGGGTGCCTCAAAGATCATCGTTGCCCCGAACATCGCAGATGTGGACTACGTCAATGGATCCATTTCTGCCTCGAGCATCGAATTTGATATGGTGCCAAGTCAATATGTCGACGAGATCTCTCTCGAACCGTACATCAAGATTTGGGCAACCCCTGTTAGCACTGACATTTTTGCTAATCAGCGACAAATCATCGAAATCGACGAAACCATGGTCACCATGAATCGACTAGTTTGATTCATGGCATGCCTATAAAAGGACTCTCATAAATGGGCGTTGCAAGAGCTAAAGCTGGAATTCCTGGGCAATTTCGAAAGATTTCGAATGTTGTGCCACGTCAATTTCCTGCCCATTTCAGAGAGTCTGAATCTCTTCTGATTCCATTCATTGAAGCTTACTACGAATGGATGGAACAAGATGGCGGTGTAGTCTACGATACTGCCAAGCTACTTGATTTCCGGGATGTCGACAAGACTGACATGGGCCGGTTCGAACAGTTCTTCAGAGACGAGTTTCTTCCGTCGATTCCTACTGAAGCACTGGCCGATAAGGCACTCTTAGTAAAGCATATCAGATCTTTCTACAGGGCTCGTGGTACAGAAAAGTCCTACAAGTTCCTGTTTCGCCTGCTCTACAATGAAGACGTGGCGATCAGTTACCCTTCCGATCAGATTCTTCGGCCTTCTGACGGCATTTGGGTAAAGCGCAGGATCATGAAGGTCGATGCTTTCGATGAGGGCATCGAGACTCTTGCGGGTCGTAAGATTCACGGCGTCACTTCAAACGCGGCCTGTGTCGTGGAGTCTGTAACGATTTCTCAGACTCCTGAATACAAGTTTGCGACGCTGGTAGTGAGCTCAATTTCTGGCGTGTTCTTTGTTGACGAACCGATTGAAACCCGAGACATGAACACTAATGTCCCCAAGGTCTTTGCTCGAGTCCTTGGTCAAATCACTTCTTCGGTTGTAGAATCCAGAGGCACTGGGTATACTACAGGTGAGATCATCACGTTCAGTGGATCGGGTGATGGCTATGACGCAGTTGCCCGAATCGGCTCTGTTGGCATCAATGGAGAGATCCTGACTGTCAACATCGTAGACACAGGCGTGGGGTTCATCAGTTCTGCCCCTACTCCTGACATGGGTGCTCTATCTGGTACCGGCGGTTCAATCAGATTCAACATCTCATCGGTGTTCTTCTCTCCCGGCGAGTATATCAGTTCTAGAGGCCATCTGTCATCTGATTGCCGACTTCAAGACGGGTTCTTTTACCAAGACTTCTCGTATGTGATCAAGTCGAACCTTCCTATCGATACCTTCAGGGGCATCGTCAAGAGGCTTGTGCACCCAGCCGGTACGGGTTTATTCGCCGAGACTACCAACGAGTCTAATCCAATCATCTCTGGAAATGCGGTCAAGGTTCTGTTCCATCTAAGCCACCCAGAAGATGAGAACTACAAGGATCCTAATAACATCTCTTCTCGCAAGTTCTACGAACCAGAGATCCAGAAGGAATCCAAGTATGTCACTCTTACTGAGTTGATGATCCAAAATCCGGGTGCTACAATCGGGGATATTTTCGATCTCTACATCAACTACTTCCGGTCGTTCTTGACTCCTAAGGTTGTCTATAAGCACTCTGAAATTGTCAGATCAGTTCATGCAACTATGGCCCGCCAAGACATGATCATCGGTGATATTGAACCCTATACGGGTTATCCGAATCCGAAGATCTCCTACAGAGTCGTTTTGGACCACTCTAGTATGGTTATAGGTGACGGTATAGTTCTTCAATAAGGTTTTTTGGCATGAGGCCTTGGACCTAAATACAACATCAAATTTGTTCTAGGGGTACATACCAAAGATGGAAATCAAGACTTATTTTGCCCAAGACCCCGTAGGCGAAATCATCCCGAATCCCACTGTCACCGTCTATTTGGCAGACACTCTCACCCTTGCCACTATCTTCACTAAGGCAGGCAGTGCACTGGCTAATCCATTCACGGGTACTGCTACGGGTCTTATCGAATTCGGTGCTGCCGATGGCGAATATGACATGAAGGTCGATTCCCCATCCAGGACTTTCACCATTAGAGTTCAGTGCAATGACACCACGATCCTTTCGGCTGATGTAGAACACATTGACCTTGCTAGCAATCCTACTACGGTTTCTGCAGAACTTCTTGACTTGGAGGACCGAGTCAATGTGGCGGAACCGAAGATCACCACACTTCAGTCTCAAGTAGTACGATACGCTGTCACAAACTCCGCAGGCACTGCGCTAGCAGCATCACTGCCAGATGGCGCAACAGTCATCGTAGACAAAGACGAGACATGGACTCCTACCGGCGTTCGTGTGCGCTACACAGTTGCTAGTGGCGAGCTAACTGGTGGCGTGGCTGATGATGCTAGTCAGGCTAAGTTCACGCAGGCAGGCACTGGGGCTGTTGCACGGGCAGCGCAGAACAAGATGCGTGAGTTTGTCAGCGTCAAGGATTTTGGCGCTGTTGGCGATGGAGTTGCTGATGATACTGCTGCGCTTAAAAAAGCATTTGATTATGCGATTCCTCTTGCGCTACCTGTTGAATTGGAAGGTTCTTATCTTGTAACAGGGCCTATTCAACCTGCGACACTACGAGCATCAGGTAGTGTGCATATTGTATGTAAAGGCCATGTATCTGTGGTCGTTAAACCATCTGCTACTGCATTCCGCGACCTGTTTTACCTAGAAACAACTGCTTACAATAATTGCTCAATTATTGGCGGTTCTTTATCTATAGATTGCAGCAATAAAGTGGCTAGTTGCATAACTTTCAGACATGGCGCTACAACAAGGTCAGGAACTGTCAACATCGAATGCCAGATTGAGATACTAAACTGCTTTAATAATGATGCATCAGCTACATACGAAAACCAAGCGCTCCTTGTGTTCGGGGATTATCAAGCCGTAACCATATCAAGACCTCGTGTTATTGGCGTATCTCGTACAGCATCTACTGGTGCATGCAAGGGTATAAGTGTAGCGGCATTCACTGGAGAAGTTGTTATAAACCAACCCTATGTGTCTACTGTTTTGATAGGTGCAGGTAATACGGATGCAGACGGGATTGCGACTTTCTCTAAAAACACTGGCACTACATATAGCGCACGAACTGGCCGCGTAGTTATCAATGAACCGGTGTTTATAGATTGCCAAGGTCGTTCATATAAGTCTCAATGTTCTGATAGCACTGTAAACCGGCCAAAAGTGTTTCGCAAAAATGCCGTAGCTATTACACAAGCAGTTGAATTTGATTTTCAAGCTGGCAACGGTTTTGTATTTGAGCCAGAATATGAGTTTCGTCTGAATGGGGCAACAAGCCCTATTGGCGCATCTCACAGTTGTATCTCATTCCAACAAGTTCTCAATGACAACGCGATGCGCGGAAAGTCTATCGGCGGTGTACTCAAAACGGAAGTGATGCTGCCGCGTTATGTGTCGGCAATTTATCAAACAACTGCATCTTACTCTGAGATAGAGGTTTCTGGTTTGCGAGTCATACCGCTTGGATCGCTTTCTACAACAGCAATAGCTCGAGCTATCGTAGAAATTAACAATATGTCATACATTGTTAATAAAACAGAAAAAACCAAGATTATTGTTAGAGATATATCTGGCCCTGTCCAATGTTTTGGAATCGGTTATAGCTCTTATACCTCAGGTTCTTTGGCGACAAAATTGGCGATTGAGGTCACTAATTGTTTTAATACGCTTGGGCCATCAAGTTCGGCTCGGCCATTTCACAATTTGAGTGGAACAGCTGTAACAGACCCGGAGACGTTTCTTTTTCACAATAACTATGGTTTTAGAGACCTGTTCGCCAACGGATGGACTTTTTCTTTCAACAAACTGGTTCCCGGATGCGTATTTACTGTTGACATTGCAGGAGTTACGGCAACAGGTGCACCGGCGTGGGGAGCCAGTGGTTATGCAGTGATTGAGTGCATTGGCTGTTGGTTCTCAGATACGGATAAAGTTATCCGCGTGACTACCGGCAATGCCACCGCAGCGAACACGGTTTTTTACACACAAAACGGGGGCGCAACGTGGGGAACTATTAAGTAGATGAACCTATCCGCCAACTTCGCGCTAGATGAGCTACTGTTCAGTCAGCAGTTCATCAGGCTTGGCATCAAGAATACGCCACTGCCGGTACATCTTGAGTCTATGAAGGCGCTATGCACTAATCTGCTACAGCCTCTCCGTGGGCTACTTGG